TCACCCTGTTTTTGTGTTGACGATCACCCAATCTTTTCCTCTGTCATCATTATATTTGTCTGTCATTTTTCTTGATTTATGGCCGAGTAATTTTTGCGTGTCGACACCTTGTTCTCTGTACAAGCGTTCTGATAATGATCTCTGTTCGTGAAAAGTGGGTGGGGATCCCTTATCCCATTTCAGTCCACTTCTGTCACGTGCTTTTTTGAATGTTGAAGTTAAAGAACTGGTTGAAACCTGATCACCGCGGTTTGCTTGTGAGGTGGTATGTCTGAAATGCACAAGATATTTACTGATGACTGCATCCCGGCATTTAGATACAACGTCCCGAAGAGTTAAACCCAGGGCTTCACATTTCAAGTCCAATGGTATGGCTAAACGCGATCCTGTTTTTTCCTGTTCGACATGGAGCATATCGTCCCATATGTCTTTAAACTTCATGTTACAGATATCGCCCAAACGCTGACCTGTTATTATCGCGAGCAACATTCCACACTGGAGGTATGGTTCTTGCTTTTCGGCAGCTTCATAAATAGTTTTCCACTCTTCCAGAGAAAGACGCTGACGAGTGACTTTGTTTCTCGGCTGCTTGGTCGCCAGGGCAGGGTTATAGCCTGGAGGGACATGACCGTTATGTTGCGCTTCTTTGAATACATCAATCAAAACCATGCGAACAACTTGCGCCATACGATTATGGCCTTCAGCCTTAACTGCATCCGTTATCTCAGAGATATCCAATGCGGAAATATCTTTCAAATATTGCATACCGCAATGTTCGCGAAATAACCTGACTGGTTTTGCTTTCTGTCGATAAGAATTAGGTCTGAGTTCACGGTGTTCAAGCTGTGAAAGCGTCCTGAAACAGGATGTTTATATTGCCAATAAATCTTGCCCGTCCGCTTATCTAGCTTGCAGTATAGATTCGGAATTGAAATTTTGTGAGAACGTGGTCTAGCAGCCATCTGCAATAATCCGTTGTAATCTTGGACTGGCGTTTGCCGGAATTTTCGGTTCGGCAAGCGTACCAACAAATCGAGCATTACGGTCTACCATCCAGTAACGACCGACTTTAACAGCTGGAGGTATCATCATTTTGCCTTTAGCGTATTTCTTAAGGATACGCTCACTTGGTGCTTGCGCTCCGAACTCCTCATTGGCCCAGTCGAGTAAGGGGATCATTCGTGACATTTATTTTTCTCCACAAAGCCCGGCTGCACCCGGGCTGTAACATCAAATATCAGTGCTGGTGGTCGGTATTAATATCAGCCGCCTTCAACGCGCTCCCACCAACGTCTTGATCTGATTGCCTTCACTACAGACTCTTTATCTTTTATGCAGCACATTGGCGTAGCTCCATCAGTTCATTAAAGCGGGCCATAAACAGGCCGAAAGCCTGACCGGGGCGAAGTGGGTAGATTTCGAATAAATCTGTCGGGGGGATACCTTCCAGTATTACCCAGGGAATACTGTCATCAATATCCAGATCGCGGCGTTCAGTTGCCAGCATGGTCAGATCTGCATACTTCACTACGCTGGCTTCTTCCAGTGGCAAGCCAAACTTAAAGCGGATCAGTTGATCGGTACGTTTCTCAATCTCGCGATAATCAGGCAGTAACGCTTTTAATGGGGCAGGGATATCCTGGCAATACGCTTCGGCTGCGTCGTGCATCAGGGCTTCAAAGGCAAACTCCGGTGATACAAGCTGGCTGCACAGTACGGAATGCTGCGCCACGCTATAAAATTCAGGGAGATGTCCGGAGAAGCGGCAAATATTGGAAAGCGCCACGGCGATATCTTCAATATCAATGTCGTCAATAGTTGCGCTGAGATAATCAAATTGTTTACCTGAAAGTGTTTGAATAAAACTCATCGTTGGTTCTCCTTATAATTTATTTCGCGCTGCACCGCGTGAATTTTGGTTGTGCGAATCCCTCGCCGGGTGGCGATAATTAACAGAATTACACTTCAATAAATCCCCGCGGCGCCGGGGATTTAATGCAGAGCAATTACGCTTTAAAGTTACCGATGAACGTTTCTACTGATTCACCGTCGAATTTGCTGATCAGCAGGTCGCGGAATTCATTGGCGATCGCTTCTTCCTGCGCTTCCAGTTGTACGATACGCAGAACAAAGCGAGGTTCATCACCGGTCAGGAGGCTGTTGCGGAGGCTGAACGCACGTTCACCGAGACCCTCATACGGAACACATTTGAACTCAAAAGCCACCGGCATAACGTCTTTGCTGCTGGCCTCAATGCTTTGCATAAGGGATTTCTTACCGCTGAAATCGCCATCTTCATGATCCTGCTGGGTTGCCTGTTGGATCGTAATGCGGCGAACAGCCTGGGCAGCCTGTGAAATCTGCATTGTGTTACCGTCAGAATCGAATGCCAGGAGATAATCGCTCCAGTCTTCAAGCCATTCGGCGATCTGTTTTTGTTTCAGGCGTTCCCCGTTGATCTGGAGCAGGGCGCGGAATGGTGCAGTCTGTTTCAGCGTGATAGAAGCAACGTTGTCTGCATGACCGGGGTTATCCAGCGTACCAATATTGAAAACTGAGCGAGCTGTCATATGGTCAGCATCAATAAAGCAGCGTGCTTTTTCGGTTGCACTGGCATAGCCCTTTGAATAACGGACAAAGTCTTCAATGCTGGTGGTAGTCATGGCGCCGCGGAAGCGGAAACGCTCCAGAGCAAAGCGTTCGAGGCTTTCAACACCTGTCCCGGCAGGCAATAATGCTGTCGGGCAAGCCAGCCCCTGAATATCGTTCAGGTGATAGCCAGAAAGAACCAGGTCTTTTACCTGCTGAAAAGTGCCGCTGTCTAACTGAGACATAAAAATTCCTTATTAACTAATGATCGAAGTGGTGGCAGTGAATTGGTTAGCTGCGGTTCACTGAGCCGCTTTAAGCTTTCCGTCAGTAGTGCCTTTAATACTGAACAGTTGACCCTGATCTTCCTGCAGTATGGTGAGCTTTCCGCCCTTGTTAACCCACATTGGGGTTTCTGTTGTGTCCTCTTCTGACGCTTTACCGCGCGGCGTCGGAGTGCTGTACTGCAGCTTGTGTTTAATTTTGACGCGCTTCTCTTCGACTGAATTTCCCATGCGCTCAAAATCAAAGGTGAGCACTACCTTGCCTTTATTGCCGTTATTCAGAACGCCTAATCCGACAGTATTCAGCGCTGCCGCGATTTTGTTCATGAACACTCCGGCATCCAGTTCGCCCAGAAAGTCGGGCACTACGGTCATGCGGTCATCATTCATCGTTAACCCCTCAAGATGGCGGTTGCCACCGCCAGTTGGTTTCTCCACAAAACAGAAAAGAGCACCTGCTGTAACAGCTTTCCGGGTGGATTGGGTAATGAGCCCGTCGCGCGGAGATGCTCTTTTCTGTTGTGTAAAAAGGTCGGCGTCACGGCAGAACACTGTCGCCTTCCTCCTGTTGTTGGAAGAGCCGGACGCCGACAAGACTTCACACAGCAATAACGTTGTGGTGCCGGGTGCCTCCCGGTATCTGGCGAAGGTTGCACGCCAGACGGGTGCTTAACTACAGAGGATCGACTATCAGCTTCAACCTTACCCGCGTGCGCTGAGCCGCATTCACCACAACGAAGAGAGCACTGCCGTGTCCGAATTAAACGGACCTTTTCTCTGCCCAACCCTCCTGACTAAACAGGACTGTCTGGAATCGAACCAGCACTTATGTCTTGCTCGTCAATGCTCTCATCGTTGTGTGCCTGTCTTTTCACCACATCAGGCTCGGTGGTATGCTGGAGTTCTCACACAGCCAGCAAGGAAACCTAATGAACCAGTTTTATGTTCACGTTCGTCTATTTGAAGCCACAGCCGAACAGGCCAAAAAATTTGAAGAGTTAATGCTTAACTTCCATTACCGAAAAACAACAAAAGATGATGACGGAGACTGCAGGTTGATCCCGGGTGGCTATATTCTCAACAGCACAATGAATTGCAATAACATCGTTAACCAAACGTTATCTATTGCTAATAGCGTTGGCGTTAATGCAAATATCTTTGTTTGTAAATTTGAACAAAGTGCATTCTTACTTCCGTCTGCAGCCTTAGTTGGTAACGATTTCGTTTATCGCGATCCGACTCCTGAGCCTTTCAAGCTCGATTCTTAAAGCTTTAACCATCGTATCGTGATAAACACGGCTCACCCCATCTCCCTTGCATGGACGAGGGGGGATCGTGTTAGCCATGAAATTCATGAACTCGGTTCGATCAGGGTCTTGCGCCCCGCAAGTCTTTAATGCCTGTTTTGCTAACAAAATACGGGCCTCAGTTCCTGCATTTGGCTCTATCTGCTGCAAACGTTTAGCGTCTTCCAGCAACAATGCGATCACATGCTTCAAATCCTGCTCATTCATCTATTCTCTCCACTGAAATCATTTGCTAGCGAATCATCCGGTCATTCGTATGCCACCGGCGGCTACTTCGTGGGCGTCCTGCCTGTTCGCTGCTCTATGAGTGCAAATTACATTTAAATTGCACATTGCGCAAGTAAAAAATTGCGATATATGCAATTTTGGGTCAAAAAAAAAGCCACCATAATGGTGGCCTTGTCGACGCTTTCTATTAATTGTGTCGTTTGAGTGACTGCGTCTGGCTTATCAGAACCTTGCCAAAAACGCCGAACCTGCACTCGTTGTCTTTGGTAATACTCCATTCCCTGTAGTTAGTGTTATCAGATATCACCAATAATTTATCGGGGATCATCTGCAGTCTTTTTACGTATATTTTATCATCAAAGCCAAAGACATAGATGCCATCACCATCGAACTGGTTGATGCTTATATCGACAAAAATAAGATCTCCCGGTTCAATTGTTGGCGCCATGCTGTCACCGCGCACGTTAATCACTTTAAGCTCAGCGGCAGGGCGCCCGCCAAACATAGCTAATGCTTTGTCCTTGTTATATTCGATAGCATGGATTACATCGATAACATCACCGCCCTGAATGAGTCCATTACCGGCGCTTGCACTGACATCCAGTATCTCGATACGGAACAAATCCTTCACGTTAGCTGAATCCTTTCTCATATCACTGTGTTTACATACAGTATTACCTTTTGAGTCTGAGGTAAAGAGTTCTGCTATATCAACACCTAAGCAGTCAGCCAGCCTAGAAAGTGTTTGTTCGGTGAATTGCTTTTGCTTGCCAGTCTCCAGACGAGAGATGTTTGCGGCATCCACGCCGATGGCTTCTGCTAGCTCAGCAATTTTCATGTTCTTCGCGCGGCGAAGTTGTCTGACACGGTTTCCTATATTCATGCGTTCATTACATTAATTTTTTGCGCATTGTGCAAATCAACTTGCGCAAGTTTGCTGTATGAAATAACATGCGGCATACGCAAGAGAAGGAGGTTTTATGCAATCACCATTGAGAAAATTGCGGAAATCGCATGGTTATACGTTACAGCACGTCGCTAAAGGGGTTCAGGTTGATCCTGCAACATTAAGCCGGGTTGAAAGATGCGAGCAGGCTCCTTCAACAGAGCTTGCTGAGCGCCTGGCTCAATTTTACGCCGGAGAAATTAGCGAGATGCAAATTTTGTATCCAAACAGATATCAGCTTAGTGATTCGGCGATTTGACCGCCACCACAGCAGAAGGAGTAGATCCGTGGGACATGAACCTGAATGGAAAGTTGAAAAGCAGCCCCGCTGGCTGGTGGCTGCGATTAAAAAGACGATTTCCAGTCTGCATGGCGGTTATGAAGAAGCTGCGGAATGGCTGGATGTCACCAAAGATGCTCTGTTTAACCGCCTGCGTACTGGTGGTGATCAGATCTTCCCGATTGGGTGGGCGCTGGTACTGCAACGTGCCGGAGGAACCTATCACCTGGCACATTCAGTAGCCAGGGCATCAGGTGGCGTTTTTGTTCCGCTGGCAGATATGGAAGAAGTGGATAACGCAGATATTAATCAGCGCCTGCTGGAAGCGATTGAGCAGATCACCAGTTATTCCCAGCAAATCAGGGTAGCTATCGAAGATGGCGTTATTGAGCCACATGAAAAAGCCGTGATTGATGAGGAGTTGTATCAGGCGATCGCAAAGCTGCAACAGCATTCGACACTGGTATACAGAGTTTTTTGCGCGCCAGAAAAGGGTGACGCCCGCGAGTGTGCAGCTCCGGGCGCCGTGGCGTCAAATTTTATGGAGAAAACCAACGCATGAACAGTTTAACGGTAAATAACCGTTTGTCGCAACAACCGGGGATGTATGAGTACCGGCCGTTGCGTCATGAATGCAGATTACCAAATAGTCTGGTCGTGCGTAACCACAGGGAACACAGCCTGACCGTGGGGGATGACTCGTGCAGGAACTTAACCGTTGGTTTCGTGATGGAAGGGGTCTTTATGTCCATGTCATTCGCTGGGAACCAGAAACTGAGCGCGTTATCTATCTGCGCAAGGGCTATCCGCATGAGTGTTTTAGCCCTTTGTGGAAATTCAGGCGTGATTTTGTTGAGTGTGAAGCGCCAGGAACACATTGATTCTGCAATTCCGGGACGTTACACTGTTCAGGCACCTCATAAAGCGGGTGCCGGGATTGGCGTCCTGGAATTGCATACGGCGACAATGGGCGCGTTAGCGTCTTTTTTGTTGCTACAACTCAGCTATACCCAAATTATGGTGGGCTGGGTGGGGGCACCGAAAGGTGCGCCGGTTTCCGTATGCGCCGGTTACGCCAACCCTGCTCAGTTCACCACCAGCGAAATTGGCGTTTCCGGTGGTGGAAGTTATCCATTGCATACGGAGGCTGCCATCATGGCTACGATCCCTGCCTTAGTACAACCTGAACTTTGCATTATTGCAGGCAAAGTTGTTACTTCTTCTCTGGCTGTTGCTAGTTATTTCGGCAAACAACACAAAAATGTCATTCAAAAAATTGCGTCTCTTGAATGCTCTGCCGAATTTACTGAGCTGAATTTTCAGCTCAGTGAGTACATCGACGCATCAGGCCGCAAACTACCTTGCTATCAAATAACCCGCGACGGCTTTGCTTTCCTTGCTATGGGCTTTACGGGCAAACGCGCCGCCCAATTCAAAGAGGCATACATCAATGCCTTTAACCAGATGGAGAAACAACTTTCAACTCCATCGGTGCTGAGCGATGCAGCACATAATGCCAGCGTTCTTTATTCCTACATTTCATCCATTCATCAGGTCTGGTTACAGCAGCTTTATCCCATGCTGGAAAAAGTGGAATCTCCGCTGGCCGTAAGCCTGTACGACCGCATCAATGACGCTGCGGCGCTTGCGAGCCTTATCAATATGATACTGAACCGTTCAGAGGTAAGGGGGCGCAAATGATCCGGAATATTTTTAAACGGTTCACCAGCCAACGTTTTCATTGCCCTCGTCCAGGACAGTGGTACAGCACACCAGAAGGGTACGTTCTGCGTATTAGCCTGGTCGATCGCGAATGTCAGAAGGTTGTCTGTGAGCCTCTTGGGCGTAATTACCGCGTCAACATGCCTCTTATTGCCTTTCGTTCCGGCAAAAACATGAAGCATCTCGGAGGTGCTGCATGAGCACTAAATTAACAGGCTATGTATGGGATGCCTGTGCAGCTTCGGGAATGAAATTATCCAGTGTGGCTATCATGGCTCGCCTGGCTGATTTCAGCAATGACGAAGGGGTCTGCTGGCCATCCATTGAGACAATTTCTCGTCAGCTTGGGGCCGGGGTAAGCACAGTCAGAACGGCGATAGCAAAACTGGAAGCTGACGGCTGGTTATCACGTAAAGCCAGACGTCAGGGAAACCGTAATGCCTCCAATGTTTATCAGCTAAATGTGGCAAAGCTGCAGGCGGCTGCATTTGCTCACCTGTCAGATCCTGACCAGTCAAAATCTGACCCATCAGAATCTGACGCATCAAAATCTGACCCATCAAAATCTGACCCATCAAAATCTGACCCGTCGAAATCTGGCAAAAACGGCGGTTTTGACCCGTCAGAATCTGGCGGGGATCCGTCAGTAAAATCAAAACAAGATCCACAAGTTAATAAAACCCCTTCTTGTCCGGACGCTTCGCAACCGGACCAGCAGATGACAGACCAGGAGTTTTTAACCCGTCATCCGGATGCCGCTGTGTTGAGCCCTAAAAAGCGTCAGTGGGGAACGCAGGACGATTTGACCTGTGCTCAGTGGATCTGGAAAAAAATCATCGCCCTGTACGAACAGGCCGCGGAGAGTGACGGCGAGCTAGTTCGTCCGAAGGAACCTAACTGGACCGTCTGGGCAAATGAAATTCGCCTGATGTGTGCTCAGGACGGGCGTACCCACAAACAGATCTGCGAAATGTACAGCCGGGTCAGCCGTGATCCGTTCTGGTGCCGTAACATTCTCAGCCCCTCAAAGCTCCGGGAAAAGTGGGATGAATTGTCACTGCGTTTGTCCGCACCCATCGGCGGACGTTTCGAAAACCGTGAAGATCCGATGTTCAAATCCAGCTACGGGAATGTGGATTACAGCCAGATCCCGACAGGGTTCAGGGGGTGATATGAGTCTTATGGGAGACGTTCAGAAATTCATTGAATCCCATCCGGGATGTACTTCCAGCGATATAGCGAATGCTTTTGCAGATTTCCCGCGTAAAAGCGTCCTGCAGTCGGCAAGTAAGTTACGCCAGTGCGGGCGTGTTGCTCATCGCTTTGAAGGTAAAACTCGCAGGCATTTTGCTCTTGAGACAGACATACAGCCGGATCAGGAGCCAGATATCGGGACTAAACCTGTGCGGAGCTGTTATGTCGGAACCAACGACCCGCAGGTGATTATGCATCTGATACGTCAGGCAGAAACACTGGAGTCGGGAGGGTTGTTCCGTCGTGCAGCTACGGTATGGATGGAGGCATTCCGGGAGAGTCATATCCCGTCGGAACGTAGCGCCTTTCTGGCGCGCCGTGAACGGTGTTTGCGGAAGAGCAGAAAGTATGTTGCATCAGGTAGTGAGTGGTATCTGTCAGGGAATTATGTGGGGTCTTAATGAGCAATAAATATTGCCAGGCGCTGGCAGAGCTGCGCAACAAATCAGCACATGAACTGAAAGAAGTCGGCGATCAGTGGCGGACACCAGACCTGCTTTTTTGGGGCATTAATGCGATGTTCGGTCCCCTAACGCTGGATCTCTTTGCTGACGACGATAACGCTAAGTGCCCTGTATGGTACACCGCCGATGATAACGCGCTGGTACAAGATTGGGCTGAAATGCTGGAGTCAATCGGCGGGGCCGCATTCGGTAATCCACCCTATAGCCGCTCTCAGTACCACGAGAAGCAGGCGATCACCGGCATGACCCACATCATGGATCACACAATGGCGATGCGTGAAAAGGGTGGGCGTTACGTGTTCCTCATTAAAGCAGCGACAAGTGAAACGTGGTGGCCGGAAGACGCTGACCACATCATGTTTATCCGCGGTCGTATTGGTTTCGATCTCCCAGTGTGGTTTGTTCCTGCGGACAATAAGCAGAAACCCACTGGTGCTTTCTTTGCTGGCGCCATTGCAATCTTCGATAAATCCTGGCGCGGCGAGCATTTCAGCTACATCAGCCGTACCGAACTGGAAGAAAAAGGGAAGGCGTTTATGTCGCTGGTCACATTTGCCGCTTGCAAGGCCCAGCAGGCAGAAACAGTACAGCCACCTGCGCCGCTGACATTACCAGAAGTTGAATCGCGTATTTGGCCTCTCGAGGTTGGCCTGGTGTTTAACCAGGTGGAAGGCGTTGATGTATTGAGCGAGGCCCAGCAGAACAAACTGAAAGCCAACATCAATCAACTCTGGCTGGAGCGGACGGCCACCAGCGAAATTATCGCAATTGCCCGTGGCCTTGTTGGCAGCATGCAGGGGGTAACCCATGCGTGAGATTATCGTAGATAACTTTGCTGGTGGCGGTGGCGCATCAACGGGTATTGAACTGGCGATCGGGCGCAGCGTGGATATTGCGATCAACCACGACGAAAACGCCATTGCGATGCACAAGACGAACCACCCGGACACACTGCATTATTGTGAATCCGTATTTGACGTGGATCCGGTAGCCGCCACCGGAGGTAATCCAGTCGGCCTGGCGTGGTTTAGCCCGGACTGCCGACACTTCTCGAAGGCAAAAGGCGCTAAGCCTGTGAAAAAAGAGATACGCGGTCTTGCCTGGATTGTTCTGCGTTGGGCACTGGCGAAGCGACCACGTGTGATGATGCTGGAGAACGTGGAAGAGTTTAAAACGTGGGGACCGCTGCTGGCAGATGAAATGCGTCCGGATCCTGCCCGCACTGGCGAAACATTCAATGCATTTGTCGGCATGCTTTCCACTGGCATTCCTGCTGATCACCCGGCACTGGCTGAGGTTTGTGAGTTCCTGTCTATCGAAAGAGGTAGCGAGCAGGCGCAAAAGCTGGTGGATGGGCTCGGATATGATGTTGATTATCGCGAACTACGCGCGTGTGATTACGGCGCGCCGACGATCCGCAAACGCTTCTTCATGGTTATGCGTTGCGATGGTTGCCCAATCCAGTGGCCTGCTGTTACCCATGGGGATCCTAAGTCTCTGGAGGTGCAGAGCGGCAGGCTGATGCCATGGCGTACCGCTGCGGAATGTATCGACTGGAATGTTCCGGCCCTGTCCATCTTCGACCGCAAAAAACCGTTGGCGGAGAACACTCTTAAGCGAATCGCACGCGGCATACAGCGCTTTGTTATCGAAAGTGCGTCGCCGTTTATCGTGAAGTGCAACCACACGAGCTCAAAAAATGCGTATGACGCTTTTCGCGGACAGTCACTGAATGAGCCATTACAGACCATTACTAAAAAACTCGGCTACGCGTTAGCCGTTCCACACCTTACAAAATTCCGCACTGGCGCAACCGGGCAGCCCGTTACCGAACCTGTTCCGACGGTAACCGCTGGCACGTCAAAACGCCCGGGCGGGAACGGGCATGCACTCGGGATTGTTGAGGCTGCACTGACACCTTTCCTGGCGGGTAATGGTGGTAGTGAATACCAGGCTAAACCGCGCCCGCTGGATAAACCTGCGCATACCATTCTGAAGCAATCCCGAGCCTGTCTTGTTGCGCCAGTGATAGCCCGCCAGTTTGGGGCCAGCGTCGGCCACCGTGCAGACGAACCGAGCGCAACCATCACCGCTGGCGGTGGCGGTAAATCTCAACTGGTAACGCCTACGCTGATCCAGATGGGTTATGGCGAACGACCTGGACAAGAACCGCGTGTGCTGCGACTGGATAACCCGCTGGGGACCGTTACTGCAGGTGGAAATAAATTCGCGACGGTGAGCGCGTTCCTGGCAAAACACTACGGCGGTAACTATACGGGACCGGGTGTCAGTATGGATGAGCCCGCGCACTCAGTGACCACTGTCGACCATCATGCAGTAGTTGCCTCTCATCTGGTGAAACTGCGTGGAACATGCCGCGACGGGCAACGCCTTGATGTGCCTATGCCAACAATCACTGCTGGTGGCCAACACGTGGGTGAGGTACGCACATTTCTCGAGACGTATTGCGGGGAAAGTGACGATGAATGGCTGGTAACTGTCGATGGGGTTAAATACCAGATCGTCGATATTGGCATGCGGATGTTGCAGCCTCATGAGTTGTATAAAGCCCGGGGCTTTCCTGAAGATTACATTATCGATCGTGATTATCGCGGCCAGCGCTATGCAAAAGACAAGCAGGTTGCACGTTGCGGTAATGCGGTACCACCACCATTCGCCCGGGCGCTGGTGGAGGCAAATCTTCCGGAACTGTGTGCAGTGCAACAGCAGGAGGTGGCATGAAGCTTGTGCTCCCGTTCCCTCCGAGCGTGAACACTTACTGGCGCGCCCCTAACAAGGGGCCGCTGGCCGGTCGTCACCTCATTAGCGCTGTTGGTCGTAAATACCAGAGCGCTGCCTGCGTGGCCATCATTGAGCAACTTCGCCGACTGCCGAAACCGACATCAACCCATGCAGCGGTAGAAATCATCCTGTATCCGCCAGATAAGCGGATCAGGGATTTGGACAATTACAACAAAGCGCTGTTCGACGCACTGACTCACGCAAAAGTCTGGGAGGACGACAGCCAGGTAAAGAGAATGCTGGTGGAGTGGGGACCAATTTTCCCGAAGGGGAAGGTAGAAATCACGATCACGAAATTTGAAACAAGGGCGGGTGCAGCCGCCTGAAAATGGAGAAAGAAGCATGAATAATTTAATGGTCATTGATGGTATCGAAGTTCGCCGCGACGTTCATGGGCGCTATTGTCTTAACGATTTGCACCGGGCTGCGGGTGGAGAGCAGAAATACCGTCCGAAGTACTGGCTTGATAATAAGCAAACCCGTGAACTGATTGAGCAACTTTTCACCGAGGGCGGAATTCCATCCTCGGAACAAAATAAATCAGTTAGCTTTTTTCAGGGTGGTAGAGATACCCAAAATTTGGGTATCGCTCCAGTAAATACTGTTCGCGGTGGTGCTGAACAAGGTACATACGTATGCAAAGAACTGGTGTTTGCTTATGCAATGTGGATCAGCCCATCTTTCCATCTCAAGGTGATCCGCACGTTCGATCGGATTACCAGTGTGCCACAAACATCTTCTGGTATGGCTGCCGATAAGATGCAGGCGGGGGTGATTCTGCTGGGTTTTATGCGCAAAGAGTTAAACCTGTCCAATTCATCGGTACTGGGCGCGTGCCAGAAACTCCAGGAGGCAGTGGGACTACCTAACCTGGCGCCACAATATGCCATTGATGCTCCGGCTGGAGCGCTGGATGGTTCAAGCCGCCCGACGCTGGCACTGAGCGCGCTGTTAAAACAGCATGGTATCCGGATGACGGCTAATCAGGCGTATCAGCAGTTAGCGAAGCTGGGTGTTGTTGAACATCGTGAACGTTACAGTCGTTCCGCGATTAACGGCATTAAAAAATTCTGGTCGCTGACGGCGAAAGGCTGCATGTTCGGCAAAAACATCACCAGCCCGGCAAACCCTCGCGAGACGCAACCGCATTTCTTCGAATCCAAATTCCCTGAGCTGCTGAAGCTGCTCGATACCGTTCATTGAGGTGATCGTGAGAGCGTTACTGACCCCTGAAATTGCTCCTCGTATGGGCGTTGTATTGTTCAGGCCGGGATCGGAACTGATGCCCCTGTTTATGCAGGGGCGTGTTCTGCTTGAACCAGAGCCGGAACAATATTCATCTTTCGCCTGCGGCGTGGTCCCGGCGGTATCACAGCCGCTGGCGGATGATCCTGCTGTTCGTGATGTGTTCCGTAATGAGTCGGTTATCTATCGTGCTGGTGGTCTCGATAGTCTGGAAAGCTGGCTACTCCGGGGGAATGGCTGTCAGTGGCCGCATTCAGACTGGCACAGCGAACAGATGACAACCATGCGCCACGCCCCGGGGGCAATCCGACTGTGCTGGCACTGCGATAACCTGCTGCGCGAACAGTTTACGGAACGGCTGGAATCAATAGCAGTGGAGAACACGACAAAATGGGTTTTATCGGTTGTTTGTCGTGATCTGGGTTTTGACGATATGCACGCAGTTACTCTCCCGGAACTGTGCTGGTGGATGGTACGCAATGACCTGGCAGAAGTCTTACCGGAGAGCGCTGCGAGAAAAGCATTAAGGATGCCGAAGGCAATTGTCCAGTCAGCTACCCGTGAAAGTGAAATTGTTCCCTCGGTGCCGGCCACCAGCATTGTACAGGATAAGGCGAAAAAGGTACTGGCGCTCAGGGTTGATCCGGAATCGCCGGAAAGCTTCATGTTACGTCCGAAACGCCGTCGATGGGTCAATGAGAGATATACCCGCTGGGTTAAATCCCAGCCGTGCGCCTGCTGCGGGAAGCAGGCGGATGATCCGCACCACCTGATAGGCCACGGTCAGGGAGGGATGGGAACAAAGGCGCATGACCTCTTTGTGCTGCCGTTGTGCAGAACGCATCATAATGAGTTACATGCGGACACCGTGGCATTCGAAGAGAAATACGGCTCTCAACTGGAGTTGATATTTCGTTTCATCGATCGCGCGCTGGCAATTGGCGCGCTGGCGTAAATGGAGAACGCTTAATGATTAATCCTTCTGAAGTTGGTAAGTCTGGTGAAATGGTTCGCCTCCGGACTCTTGAAAGTATCTGGATACAAGGCAAGCTTCGAATGTGGGGGCGCTGGTCATATATTGGTGGTGGTAGTGGTGGGAATATGTTTAACCAGCTTCTGTCATCCGGGAAGATAACTAAAACCGCTATTAACGACGCTCTTCGTCGGATGAAAAAATCTGGCATTACTAAGCCAGAGCTGGAGGCCTTTCTTCGTGAAATACTCGACAGCAAAAATAAGTCAGGATTAGCATTTTGTTCTGACGAGGAGGGATTGAAAATAGACGGTGTTATTGGCACCACTCTGGTTAGAGAAGGTCATTCAGGACTTTACAGCATCATAGTGAATCGATATCGCCTGCGTAAGAGCAAACGCCTTATGGCTGAAGAACTACAGGTAAAACACCCGGAATGGTGTTATATGACTTGCCGCCGACGTATTGACTCCTGGCTAAGTCTTGCCGAATCCATGCTATACGCGCCAATGTGTGACAAATTTGGCACAAATAGCGACAGATTTTACTTGAAAAGTGAGCCAGTAAATGATTGAATTGTGATAGGCTCGGGACGGTAAAGCGAACTGAGCAACACACACAAGCCCGCCACTGAGCGGGTTTTTTTGTACCTGAAACATCACAAAACAGAAAAATGCGTTGGTATCCCTAAAAAAATCTTTTTATCATTTTTGGTGGTTGGACAAAAACGTATATCTACGATCCAACGAGGGAATCATTATTAAATGAATGAGTTCATAGGATGTTTTGGGATATCAGTATGATGAAAAAAATACTAATCACAGCGATCGGTTTTAGTATAGTTGGTTGCGCAGGGATGAAATTACCCGACTATACACAAGTAAAATCAAGCCCGTATTATGCTGAGTGTCGTGAGTTTGCAATGGGTGTTTATAAAAACGATGGCTATAGTAAGTTGGGCAATACGGTTATTCTGAGCATGGATGATGCTAAGGCAAGATATATCGTGACGGGATGTGTAGTAGCTATGGGGAAAAATAACATAGAGGAAGTTAAATCAGACCTCTCAAGCAAGGGCGTGTCTTTTGGAATGGTGAGTGGTGCTTGCTATAATGCAGCGTGTAAAGTTGATACCGAACAACAAATGAAAGCCTACACACTTGGAAGCTATTACGCTGCAACTAAGAAATTCCCCGGTCAGATGAAAGCAGAATTTTAAGGCAACCTGGAAAACCCGCATTGCGCGGGTTTTTGTATCCGAAACTACCTGGCATTTCTTAAGTCGCAGATAGTCATAACTGCTGGAAGAGTACAAATCGCTCTGGCGTTACTTCACTGTTTCAGCATCTATACCTTACACCTATGTCTGGGAATATAAACCTGTTCAGTTTTACCCAGGAAAACATCTATGTGAAAAACCAGCTGATATGCTGCTGCAAATTATTAATGCTAGCAGTAAACCCGCCGATCTTGTTGCTGATTTTTTCATGGGCTCCGGTTCAACCATAAAGGCAGCGCTGTTATCAGGGCGGCGTGCGATTAGCGTTGAACTGGAAACAGAAAGGTTTAGTCAGACGGTCAGTGAGGTAGAGGCTTTGGCAAAACGTTAAAGGTCTCACAATGTGAGCCTGATCGGGCTAAAGGCTCACATTCCGATCGCCTACAGGTGATCTCCTTCCCCTCATTTCTGAGAGGACTCACATAACAAGAGGGGGCTTAATGTCCGAACCTGTATCCAGTGCGACAGTGTTGGCTGGTGGATTAATGGGGGCCAGTGTATTCGGTCTGGCGACCGGAACCGATTATGGTGTGGTATTCGGTGCTTTTGCCGGCTCGGTGTTTTATGTCGCCACGGCAACCAACATCGGACGCATCAGGCTGGTCGCTTATTTTATTACATCATTTATTGTGGGAGTGCTTGGCGCCGGGCTGATAGGTACTAAGCTTGCGGCAATAACGCATTATGAAAAACCACTGGATGCTCTTGGCGCAGTGATTATTTCTGCAATGTGTATAAAGTTTCTCACTTTTCTTAACAGTCAGGATCTGAACAGCCTGTTCAGTATTCTTTCTCGTATCAGGGGAGGGGGATCAAATGGTAGCAAATGACCCTTCTGCAGTTCTGAATGCCGTAATTTGTGGGGTAATAGTCATCGTTCTGATGTTTTACCGACGCGGTGATGCGACACACCGCCCCCTGATTTCGTTACTGGCCTATGTCATGGTGCTGGTATATGCCAGCGTCCCTTTCCGGTTTGTTTTTGGTTTATATGAATCATCCCACTGGCTGGTGGTGATGGTGAATATCCTTATCTGCGCCGCTGTGCTGTGGGCTCGCGGTAATGTGGCGCGTCTGGTTGATGCACTGAGGCACTGATGAATCAACAACAATTTCAGCAGGCGGCTGGTATTAGCGCCGGGATTTCTGCGCGCTGGTATCCGCATATTACGGCGGCAATGAGCGAATTCGGTATTACTGCGCCATTGGATCAGGCCATGTTCATTGCACAAACGGGACATGAATCAGCAGGATTTACTGTTCTGAAGGAAAGCTTCAATTATTCGGTGGAGGCACTGAAAAATACGTTTGGTAAACGCCTGACGACTTATCAGTGCGAAATGCTGGGGCGTATTGATGGTCGCCAGGTTGCCCACCAGCCACAAATAGCCAATCTGGTTTATGGCGGCCGCATGGGCAACAAAGACGCCGGAGATGGCTGGAAGTATCGTGGGCGTGGGCTTATCCAGATTACTGGGCTGGAGAATTACACCAGATGTGGCGTTGCCCTGAAACTGGATCTGGTGGCGAATCCGGGACAGCTTGAGCTGGAACGTCATGCCGCCCGATCCGCAGCGTGGTTTTTTGTGACTAAAGGGTGTCTGAAATACTCTGGCGACATGGTACGCGTTACGCAGATAATCAACGGAGGACAGAACGGTATTGGTGATCGGCGGGAGCGCTTTGAGAAAGCAAAATCGGTGCTGGTATGAATCTGTTACCTGTATTGCTTAAAAAATTCTGGAAGCCATTAGCAGAAATACTGCTGGTGGCTTTTTTGTTATGTGCTGGTGCGTACTGGTGTTATTCACGAGGTTATCAGACGGCGGATACATCCTGGAAATTCCAGTGGGCGCAACGAGACCTTACTGATGCGACCACCGCATTGCAGCGTGAAGTAACCGAAAGAGCGAAAGAGCAGCGTCGCCAGCACGCCGCAGATGAAGAACGGAAAAGAGCTGATGAAGAACTGGCAAAAATACAGGCCGATGCTGATGCTGCTGAGCGTGCTCGCGGTGGGCTGCAACAGCAGCTCGCAGCAGTACAACGGCAACTTGCAGGAAGTGAAACCGGCAGGCTTTCCGCTCTTGCCGCAGCAAGCCAGGCAAAAGCCGAGACCGGAATACTGCTCGCCAAGTTGCTTGGCGAAGCTGACGATCTGGCGGGAAAGTTCGCAAAAGAGGCTGATGAGCGTTATGTCGCCGGAAGCACATGCGAACGTACCTGGGACAAAGTGACCGGGCAGAACTGAAACCTGATAACAAGGAAAATTAATGAAGGCAAAATTATTCGTACTGGCCCTGGTATGTGTGTCCCTCGCCGGTTGTACAACGCTTTATTATCGGTAATGACTATGCGCCGTATATTAGCCACCGCCGCCGCACTCTGTCTTGGCGGCTGTATTACTGTGTATGGTCCGGTTAAAACGGGAGGGCAGCAACAGCAGGGCAGCCAGACCGGGCAGCAGCCAGGGATGAGCGAACAGATATCAACATCATTCATCGGTAACCGTAAACCGGATGAGTTGCTGAATGCCGTGGCGCTGTATTTCAGGGAGAAGGCCATCACAGCCAGTGTGAACGACCAGACCACAGGGATTATCGCCGGTACAGGGGATGACCCAGAACTGAGTTCGTTGTATCTGGATTGTTCACTGTTACCGCAGACACAAAATATCCAGGAGCATTACCGTATCGTCGCGCAGGTCTGGAGTGCCGGTGAAGGCAGTAATGTTTCGGTAATGGTGACAGGCACTGCCGGACTGGATACTGCCGACGGTAACGACAAGGTGAAACCGGTGGAGTGTAAAAGTACCGGGATATTTGAGAAGGATTTGCTGGAACGGTTACGTAAGTAAGCATTACAGCAGAGCCTGGTAGTAACTTACCCACATGATGACTGATAGCCACCTCGACAGATATCGCATGAACAAATCGCCCCGTATCTACGGCAGCAAATGGGACCGTGAGCGCCTCCTGTTCCTTCGTACTCATCCGTTGTGTGCCATGTGTCATGAGCAGGGAAGAGTGACGGCGGCAACGGTGGTCGATCATATCATTCCGCACAAACTGAAAGAGGCGCTGAATAGTGGAAACGCCGAAGCGATAGCGAAGGCACAAAAGCTATTCTGGAGCCGGAAGAACTGGCAGGGGTTGTGTAAGCAGCCCCACGACTCTACGAAGCAACGAATGGAGAAACGCGGTGTCGTCGTGGGCTGTGACGAGAACGGTATTCCACTTGACCGTGCATCGCACTGGTTCAGACGATAACAATTCTCATATGTGTGGCAGCTATGAAGGAGGAGGGCGGGTTAAAAGTTCACAGCTTTGTGCCTGCGTGACCGCCCGCCCTCCTCTGTTTGCACAACCGCGAAATGAAAAGTTTTTTTCCGGGAGGTTCCGATGGCAGGACGGCGCCCGAAACCGACCCACCTGAAAGTGGTAACCGGCAATCCGGGCAAACGTAAACTCAACGATAAAGAACCCCAACCTGCAAAAGAAATCCCCAGCCCGCCAGCACATCTTAGCGACTGGGGAAAAGTTGCGTGGGGCAGGCTCACAGTTTTACTTGATGGCATGGGTATTCTTACAGTTGCCGATTCACTGGCGCTGGAGCGTCTTTGCGATATCTATGCAGATATCCTTCAGCTTCGTCTGACGATCGCGGACGAAGGGAGAACTTATACAGTCCAGACTGAAGGGGGATTTTTGATTAAGGCGAACCCGGCTGTTGCGATGCTGGCTGATGCCGATCGACGGTTTAAAAGTTATCTGGTCGAATTTGGCCTCACTCCGGCCGCCAGAACAAAGGTGAAAGTTGATGGTGGAGAAGAGAAAGAAGACCCGCTCAACCAGTTCTTCGGTTGACCCCACCACTCGTTATGCGATGGATGTGGCGTCCGGTAAGGAAATTGCCGGACCTGATATCCGCAATTCCTGCAAGCGTCACCTGAAGGATCTGGAGTCCTGCCATGCCCGCGGTCTGGTATGGGATATGGAAACAGCGCAGCGTGCCATCGACTTTTTCGCGAAAGTGCTGAAACTTAACGGCGGCGAACACGAAGGCAAGCCGTTCAATCTGTTACCCTGGCAGTGCTTTATCGTGGGGTCTGTATTTGGCTGGCAAAACTCAGACGGCTATCGCCGGTTCCGTATGGTGTACGTCGAATCCGGTAAGGGGTCAGGTAAATCACCGCTTGCAGCTGGTATCGCTCTTTACTGCCTTGTCGCCGACAAGGAGCCACGCGCGGAAGTCTACGCGGCCGCCACGAAAAAAGACCAGGCCATGATACTGTTTCGCGATGCTGTGGCGATGGTTGACCAGTCGCCAGCACTGGCACAGCGGATTAACAAATCAGGTGGTGCCGGGAAAGAGTGGAATCTGGCTTTTCTGCAGACCGGTTCTTTTTTCCGGCCTATCAGCTCGGACGACGGACAGTCAGGTCCACGCCCGCATTGTGCTCTGATAGACGAAATTCACGAACATAAAAATAACCAGGTCGTGGAAATGATGCGCGCCGGAACGAAAGGCCGCCGGCAGGCGCTGATTTTCATGATAACTAACAGTGGCCATGATAAAACCAGCGTCTGTTATGACTATCACGAATATGGCCGCAAGGTTGCTGAAGGTTCAGTTGACGATGACAGCTTCTTTTCTTTTATCTGTTCGCTGGACGAAGGGGAAGATCCCTTTAAGGACGAGACCTGCTGGAAAAAGGCTAACCCGTCGCTGGGACATACCTTTACTGAGCGCTATCTGCGTGAGCAGGTCACGCAGGCCCGCGGAATGCCGTCGAAGGAAAGCATTGTCCGGCGGTTGAACTTCTGCCAGTGGGTGGATGCTGATAATCCCTGGATGAGCAGTGATGTCTGGATGGGATGCGAGGAGGATTTCGACCTGCAGGAGCTGCGGGGCGAGGAATGCTATGGTGGTCTGGATCTTTCAGGCAGCCGGGATCTCACCGCACTGGCGCTGTTCTTTCCGAAAAAGAGAAAGCTGGTGGTGGAATTCTGGACGCCAAAAGACACTCTGACAGACCGGGCGAAAACAGACCGGGTTCCATATGACGCATGGGAACGGGACGGATACATCCACACCACACCAGGTAAAGCCGTGAAGTATGGTTTTGTTGCTGAACGTATCGCAGATCTTGCAATGCAGTTCGACATCAAAGCCATTGCCTTCGATCAGTACCGTATTAAATACCTTGAGCCGGAACTGGACGAAGCCTCAGTATCAGTGCCGCTGATCCCGCATGGGCAGGGCTACTACAAGGCAAAAGATTCTGGTCTGTGGATGCCGCATTCTATCGAGCTATTTGAGCAGATGCTGGATGATGGTGCAGTCGTTATTAAAACTAATCCCTGCCTGCGCTGGAATGCAGCTTCCGCAGTAACCGAAGCCGATCAGAAAGAAAACCGCATTTTTGCCAAGAAAAAAAGTACCGGACGTATTGATGGCGTGGTGGTTTCCGCTATGGCAATAGGTGCATCAGAAGAGGATGTCACTGATGATGGCGATGTTGATGGTTTCTTTGATGATCCAATCATAGTGGGTATCTGATGGCGAATAATAAACACCCCGGGCGAATAAAAAGCGCCCTTTTAAACTGGCTGGGCGTCCCCGTCAGCCTGACTAACGGCGAGTTCTGGCGCGAGTGGTTCGGAACCAGCAGCAGTGGAAAAGTTGTGACTGCTGATAAGATTATCCGCCTGTCTGCTGTATGGGCCTGTGTCAGGTTGTTGAGTGAATCGGTTTCCACGTTACCGCTGAAAATCTACGAACGTCAGGCTGATGGCTCCCGAAAACTGGCTTCTGATAATCCTGCTTACCAGGTGCTTTGTCGGCGCCCCAATCCTGAAATGACGCCGTCACGTTTTATGCTGATGGTGGTCGCCAGTATCTGTCTGCGGGGAAATGCATTTGTTGAAAAACTGTTTATTGGCAGAAAACTGGTATCGCTGGTTCCGCTGTTACCACAGAACATGGTAGTAAAACGACTGGATAGTGGGCAATTGCAGTACTCATATACTGAGAACGGAAAACAGCGAATTATACCTGTAAACCGGATTATGCATATCCGTGGATTCGGTCTGGATGGTGTATGTGGCATGATGCCTGCGATGACGGGCATCGATGTCTTTGGTGCGGCAATGTCGGTGGATGAAGCCGCGGCAAAAATCTTTGAAAATGGCCTTCAGAGTACAGGGTTTCTTTCTTCAAAAAATGCGCTGACCAAAGAGCAGCGTGATCGTCTGAGGCAAAACCTTCAGTCTTTTATCGGATCAAAAAATGCCGGGAAACTGATGGTGCTGGAAAATGAACTCACATACCAGAATGTCACCATGAATCCGGAAGCGGCACAATTGCTGGAAAGCCGTTCCTTCAGTATCGAGGAAATTTGCCGCTGGTTTCGCGTTCCTCCTTTCATGGTCGGTCATACCACTAAACAAAGCAGCTGGGCATCCAGTCTTGAAGGGATGAACCTTCAGTTCCTGACGCACACTCTTCGACCGCTGCTGGTGAATATTGAACAGGAAATTGGCCGGTGCCTGCTCGATAGCGATGATGACGTGTTCGCGGAGTTCTCCGTTGAAGGACTGCTGCGCGCCGACAGCGCTGGCCGTGCGGCTTACTATACCAGCGCGCTTCAGAATGGCTGGATGTCGCGAAACGATGTTCGCCGTCTGGAAAATATGCCGCCGATTGAAGGGGGGGACATTTACACCGTTCAGCTCAACCTGACGCAACTGAAAAATCTCGAAAGCAGCAATCCTGCTGTTCAGGCTCTGGCCCTGAGAGAACTGCATAACCACGTATTCCCCGATATTTCCTTTGAACAATCTCCGCTGAAACAGGCCGCTTAGGAGCACTTTCCTGATGAGCAAAAAACAACTTCCGGTAGCACCGGCGGGGCGCCCCTGTGCGCGCGTTACCTGTGAAACCCTTCCTTCCGCACTGGACCGCTGGAACGGCGGGATCAAAGCTGCGGCCACTGACGACAACAGTATTTCTGTTTTTGATGTGATCGGGCAGGACTACTGGGGTGAAGGCGTAACAGCCAAACGTATCGCCGGTGCGCTACGGGCGATGAATGGCGCCGACGTCACGGTCAATATCAACTCCCCTGGCGGTGACATGTTCGAAGGCCTGGCCATCTACAACCTGCTGCGTGAATACCAGGGGAAAGTTACGGTCAAGGTGCTGGGCATTGCCGCCAGCGCCGCCTCTGTTATCGCGATGGCCGGGGATGATATTCAGATTGGTCGTGGGGCCTTCCTGATGATCCACAACTGCTGGGTGGTGGCAATGGGTAACCGGCATGACTTTGCTGAATTATCTGCCTCTCTCGAACCGTTTGATAACGCAATGGCTGACATTTACGCCGCACGCTCCGGGCTTGATATGGCCTCAGTGCAAAAACTGATGGATGCCGAAAGCTACATCGGCGGTAGCGATGCCGTGGAGAAAGGTCTGGCCGACAGCCTTCTTTCTGCTGATGCCGTAAGTGACGGTGACGAAACTCCTGCTGCAGCGTTGCGTAAGCTCGATGCGTTGCTGGCAAAGACCAACACTCCGCGCTCTGAACGCCGGAAACTGATTAAAGCTCTGTCCTGTGGCATGTCTGGCGCTGCCACCAACCATAACGGCACGCCGGGCGCTGCCGAAGAAATAAAACCTGAAATCATCAATTCTCTTGAAAACGCCCTCGCTGCGTTAGTCAAATAAGGACCTTTTATGTCTGAAGTAAATGAAATTCTGAAAAAAGTTACCGCCAGCATTGAAGAAGCGACGGATAAGTTTAATGCCAGGGCTGAAGATGCACTTAAAGAAGCGAAGAAGTCCGGAAAACTGTCAGAAGAAACAAAGGCAGCCGTTGACAAGATGGCGTCTGAATTTAACGCCCTGCGTGAAGCTGAAAAAACGCTGAAGGCGGCAATAGGGGAACTTGAGCAGCATGTTGCGCAGATGCCGCTGGCCAATGCAAAACATATTGTTGAGACGGTTGGCCAACAGGTCATTTCTGCGGAAGCTCTTAAAACATTTTCCGCCAGCGTGGAAGGAGGGAAACGCGTCAGCATCCCGGTAAACGCTGCACTTATCTCCTCAGGTGTCGCTGAAGGCGTGGTAGAGCCTCAGCGCCTGCCGGGTATTGATACTACCCCCAAACAACGCCTGTTTATACGTGATCTGATTGCACCTGGTCGCACATCATCTCCGGCAATCTTCTGGGTTCAGCAAACGGGGTTTACCAACAAAGCCGCCGTGGTTGCGGAGAACACCACCAAGCCGTACAGCGATATTGCGTTCGCCACGAAGATCACCCCGGTAACCACCATTGCGCATATGTTCAAGGCGTCAAAACAGATTCTGGATGACTTCGCACAGTTACAGTCCACCGTTGATGCCGAAATGCGCTACGGCCTGAAATATGTTGAAGAGCAGGAAATCCTTTTTGGTGACGGTACCGGCGTTCATCTGCACGGTATCGTTCCGCAGGCTTCGGCCTTCAGTGCAGAATTCAGGGTTGAACAGCAAAACGGCATTGATGACCTGCGCCTGGCAATGCTGCAGGCGCAACTGGCGCGCTTCCCGGCGTCAGGGCATGTTCTGCACTTTATCGACTGGGCAAAAATCGAACTCACTAAAGACACGCTTGGGCGTTATATCCTTGCAAATCCATCAGGTCTGACTGGCCCGACATTGTGGGGGCTTCCGGTGGTGGCGACCGAAGCTGCGGCATTTAAGGGCAAGTTCCTGACAGGCGCATTTAACGCTGGTGCGCAGATTTTTGATCGTGAGGATGCCAATGTGGTTATTTCCACTGAAAACGCCGACGATTTTGAGAAAAACATGATCTCAATTCGTTGTGAAGAGCGTCTGGCACTGGCAGTCAAACGTCCGGAAGCATTCATCTATGGTTCCTTCACTGTCCCGGCACCTGCTGGCGCATAAAACCTGCTGCGGCCTGCGGGCCGCTTTTTTATGGGAGTGAGCTATGAAAATAATTGCACAAAAGCCGCTGTACATAAACGGCGACGTGGTTACCGAAGGCTCGGTATTCGAAACCATTGAGCAGCACGGACGCGAACTGATTAATAAAGGATATGCACAGCTGATTGAGGTCGATAATTCTGCGCAGCCGGAACAGCCGGAACAGCCGGAACAGCCGGAACAGCCGGAACAGCCGGAACAGCCGGAACAGCCGGAACAGCCGGAGACAAAAGCAGACAAAAAGGCGAGAAAGTGATGCTTGAGCTTGTTGTGGTGAAACAGCATTGTCGCATTGATACCGATTTTACGGGTGATGATGCTCTGCTGGAGATTTACTCAGGTGCGGCAGCCCGGTACGTCCAGACATGGACGCGCCGCACGCTCTATGAAAATGAAAGCAGCCTAGGCTACGCAGAAGACCCGGACCAGATTCTCCTCAATGATGATGTTAAGGCGGCCATGTTACTGCTGATAGGTCACTGGTATGCCAACAGAGAATCAGTGGCCGTCGGTCAGACCGCTACAGATGTCCCGTTTGCAGTTGAAGCTCTGCTTCAGCCATACCGAATTTACGGTTTGTAGGAGGATTTTATGCAGGCCGGAAGACTGAGAGACAGGGTGGTAGTTCAGAACATCACAACATCCAGAGATCCTTCTGGTCAGCCTGTTGAAACGTGGCATGACGGTGCGAGTACATGGGCAGAAGTCAAAGGCATCAGTGGCCGTGAAATTGTAGCGGCCGGTACTGAAACCGCTGTAGCCACTATCAGGGTTTGGACACGATTTCGTAACGATATAACTGCTGCGTCCAGACTCAGGGTTATCACTGGACCGTTCAAGGGTGCCATTTTGAATATCATTGGCCCACCGATTTCTGATTCTCGCGGTGTTCAGCTCGAAATTTTATGCAAGCAGGGTGCCGAAAAATGATTGAAACGAGCCTCGATTTTTCCGGGTTGAATGACATAGCAAAAGACCTGGAGTTACTTAGCCGCGCTGAAAATAACAAGGTTTTGCGTGATTCCACACGCGCCGGGGCAGAAGTGCTTAAGGAAGAAGTGATCGCACGCGCTCCTGAGAGAACCGGAAAACTGAAGAAAAACGTGGTCGTTTTGACTCAGCGCTCACGACGCCGCGGTGAAATTACTTCCGGCGTACATATCCGTGGTCGCAACATGCGAACCGGTAATAGCGACAACACCATGAAAGCCAGCGATCCGCGAAATGCGTTTTACTGGCGGTTTGTTGAGATGGGGACTGTAAATATGCCGCCTCATCCGTTTGTTCGCCCCGCGTTCGATGTTCGCCTGGAGCAGGCGACGGAGGTTGTGTTCAGGCGCATGAACCAGGCGATTGACGAGGCATTAAGCAAATGACGGAAGACGATCTCTACTCGATGCTGGCGCCGCTGGCAGGTGGGCAGGTTTACCCTTACGTTGCTCCGCTGGGTAGTGACGGTCAGCCTTCAATTTCTCCACCGTGGGTAATTTTTTCACTTATTTCTGATGTGACCGCTGATGTTCTGTGTGGACAGGCGGAATCTAACGTTTCTGTTCAGGTTGACGTGTATGCCTTGACGATCAACGAGGCACGCATAATCCGGAATATGGCATTACAGGCAGTTAAACCACTTAATCCTACCAACATAAGCAAAACCCCCGGTTATGAACCAGAGTCCCGGTATTACCGGTCAACGCTGGAATTTCAGGTAATCGTCTGACACATCCATTAACTCACAGACCCGCTTCGGCAGGTTTTCTATTTTCAGGAGACAGTTATGTCCTCACTTTATGAAAAATCACAGGGCACGAAGATTCAGATCACTTCTGCCCCGGCAACGCCAGAAACGGTCGGTTCAGCAACGTATCTGGATTTGCAGTGCACCATTAAAGAGGTGCAATTCACTGGTGGCCAGAAACAGGATATCGACGTCACAACGCTGTGTTCTACAGAACAGGAAAACATTAACGGCCTGGGCGCTCAGTCAGAAATCTCACTGTCGGGTAACTTTTACTCTAACCCTGCACAGGATGCCCTGCGTGAAGCATATGACAACGACACCACCTATGGCTTCAAAATCATTTTCCCTTCTGGGATCGGCTTCCAGTTCCTGGCTGAAGTTCGCCAGCACACTTGGTCTTCAGGGACAAACAGCGTAGTGTCTGCAACGTTCTCGCTACGTCTGAAAGGTAAGCCAACGAAAATTGATAACGCGCTGCGCCTTACCACCGATCTGCCTGATACCAAATCCGTAACATCTGGATCAGCTTTATCACTGACGGTAGTGGCAGCGGGAGGAACCACACCTTATTCCTACGTATGGAAGAAGGGCGGTAGCGCAGTTAGTGGGCAGACGACTGCAACGTTCAACAAGGCAAACACTGCCGCAGGTGATGCCGGTGATTATGTTTGTGAGGTTACTGACGCCTCCACGCCTGCCGGAAAAGTTACCTCATCAACCTGCACAGTAACGGTGGCATAACTCATCTTCTTTAATCAGGGATAAAAAATGGCTAAGAGTCTTAAAGAACTGGCACTGTCCAGAGCGTCAGCATTTCGTCATACTGATGTTACTGTTCCGGAATGGGATGGTGTGAAGGTTGTCCTTCGGGAACCATCAGCAGAAGCATGGTTGCACTGGCAGGACGTGATTAAACCTGGTGATACTGATGGTGAGTTGTCCGTGTCAGAACGTGCGCACCGCAATCTCCGCGCAGATGTCACACTGTTTATTGATGTTTTGTTTGACGAACAGGGTGAACCGGTATTCAGCAAAAATGATTTTGCCGATGTTGAAGCGGTGTATGGCCCTGTTCATGCGCGGTTGCTGCGCCAGGCGCTTAATCTGACCACTGACCCGAAGGAATCTGAGGGAAAGTAGCACAGCCCGGCATGCGGTTCCTGATGTCGCTTGCGCTCCGCATGGGGCGCACGCTATCAGAACTTCGGGATACCATGCCTGCCAGTGAGCTCAGGCTCTGGGCTGAATTTGATAAACACAGCCCAATAGGTGATATCCGGGGAGATATTCAGGCGGCGCAGATTGCAACGGCTGTGTTCAATTCCCAAGGTGCAAAAGCCACGATGAGCGACATGCTGCTGCGCTGGCAGCGTGATCCTGATGAAGAAGGTGCAGACCCGTTTGCCGGGCTTGAGGCGGCGCTTACAGCTGCGACGCAAGCTTCTTAATTACGAGTTTTGTTGTTTCGTTTATCCCTGATACCATTCTGGGAAAATAACCAAGTGAGGAAGGGATATGAAATATATAATCTATATTATGCTTCTTTTAGTGGGAGGGAGCACATGGGCTAATGGCAATTTTGACGCTCCGGCAGGATTGCAATGGGGGGAAAAAGGAAAGTCGCTAATACAAAAATATCAAGCAGTAAAGGTTGATGTAGATAGTCCATTAGAGCTTTACGAAATCAAAAAACCACCTATTCTTCCTGATAGCATTAGTGAGATATACGGAACAGTTGATAAAAATTACGGACTTGTACGAGTCATTTTAATAAAAGTCATTCATAACGACGCATTCGGTCATGAAGGTATCGAATCATATAAAAGATACAAAAAGATACTAAGTGATAAATATGGTAAGCCAGAAAGTTATGAATACTCTGGTCGACTGGTTTATAAAAATAAAAGTGAGTTTTATGAGTGCCTGGCTTATGAGGGATGTGGTGGTTATTCATCTTTCTTTTCGCCAAGTAACGATGGTGGTTTATATATGATGCTTAAAGGTTATCGAAGAGGAGAGGGAGAATTAAGGATTATATATGAATCAAAAGAATTTAATAAGGCACAAAAAGAAATAGAGTCTATTTCAGAAGAGAAAGATAAAGCCGCTCTTTGAATATAAGTTAGATAACTTTATAAAAACCCCGCCCAGCGGGGTTTAATTTTTTAGAGGCGAAGAATGGCAACACTCCGCGAACTCATCATTAAAATTTCCGCAAATTCACAGTCCTTTCAGTCAGAAATTTCCCGAGCTTCACGTATGGGTAATGATTATTATCGGGTAATGCAGACTGGAGGGCGTCAGGCGGCGGCTGCGTCGCGTGAGACTCAGCGTGCGCTGGCGGAGGTAACTAATCAGATAAATACTGCGAAATCGTCGGCTTTAGGGATGGCAGGTGCATTCGCAGGAGCATTTGCCACTGGTCATCTGATCTCACTGGCTGATGAATGGAGTTCTGTTAACGCCCGTCTTAAGCAGGCTTCTCAGTCATCTGATGATTTTACGGAATCTCAGCGTGCGCTGATGGATATCAGTCAACGAACCGGCACCGCCTTCTCTGATAATGCGAGCCTGTTTGCGCGTTCCGCTGCATCAATGCGTGAATATGGTTACAGCTCACAGCAAGTGCTGGACGTTACCGAAGCCATTTCTACTGGGCTGAAGCTTTCCGGGGCCAGCACGGCAGAAGCAAGCTCTGTAATCACCCAGTTTAGTCAGGCGTTAGCACAGGGCGTGCTGCGCGGCGAGGAGTTCAATTCTGTTAACGAAAACGGAGATCGGGTTATCCGTGCTCTTGCCGCAGGGATGGGCGTAGCTCGTAAAGATATGAAGGCAATGGCCGATCAAGGTCTGCTAACTGCTGATAAAGTTGTCCCGGCACTGATCAGCCAGCTTGGCACAATGCGTGGTGAATTCGAGGCAATGCCGCAGACCGTTTCAGCCGCAACGACAAAAATTGAAAATGCCTTTATGGCCTGGGTTGGCGGAGCAAATGAAGCCACCGGAGCGACAGCTACTCTGGTCAGCGTGATGAATGGAGTGGCTGACAATATTGATACAGTTGCGGCTGCAGCGGGTGTTTTAGCTTCTATCGGTGGTGCCCGGTATTTGGGCGGTAAGTTGAGCGATCTCGGCAGCGAAACAGCTAACCTGATTGACGCTCGTAAAAATGAAATTGCCCTGGCAGCTGCTCGCGCAGAATCAGCCACCCAGTCGCAAAGAAAAGCGGCTGCTGATGCTCTTGCCGCTGAGCGTGCCTATCAACTCGCCCAGTCAGAACTGGCTCTGGCCAAAAATACCAATGCTGAAGCGCTGGCAACGCAAAATGCTATTGCGAAGCGCCAAGCGATGATTGCAGCGAATGCCGCGTTGGTGCAGTCAAACCGTGCTGTAGCAACTTCTCAGGAAGCGCTCAACAAAATGACATCGGCTATGAATTTGGTTAAAGCCGGTGCATCTGGGCTGCTATCCCTTGTGGGTGGTATTCCTGGAATTCTGATGCTTGGTGCGGGTGCCTGGTACGCCATGTATCAAAAACAGGAGCAAGCGCGCGAATCTGCTATTCAGTACGCATCAACTTTGGACGAAGTAGTAGAAAAGTCGAAACAGATGAGTCCGGCACAAATTAATGGTGCTATCGCTGATGCCGGAGACTCAATTGATGCTTTAAAACGGAAATTAAATGATTTAAGAGATCAGCAAGACAGTGCAAGTGCGTCAATTAAGCAATATACGGATCTAGCCAAGCAGTTCGGCGTAGAGAATGACACTAATAATGGTTATGTCATTAATGCGATAAAATACCAGCGCGAATACGATAAAATTTCCAGGGATATAGCAGAAACCACTTCAAGGTTAAATCAGACAATATCAAATCAAAATAAGCTTCAGGGAGAAGCTATAAATAAAACCGTTGAAATGGTCGGGGCGGTTGGCTCTCTGACGGAAATGTATGATCGTCTGAACAAAGTAACCAAACAGTTTACACCAGTATCACCGCCAAAATATGCAGGTCCAGTCCTTCCAGCGCTTGATTCAAAGCAACAACAAGCTATTGAGAAAGCACAGCGACAGCTTGAGCTATCTGGCCTTCAGGGATTGGATAAGGCTCGAAAGCAGGCGGAATTCGATGCATCTGATCTGAATCTTCCAGCTGGTTGGCGTGAGAAATATGTCAGCATGGAGGTTGAGTCGGCCAGGCAATTACAAGCAATTCGTGACTCCAGCCGTAATAAAGGCGGCAAATCGGAAGCTGAAAAAACAGTTGATACTTATGACAAGCTGATCAAGCAGCAGAAAGAGCAGATTGCTCTGGCTGGTCAAAATACCGAACTGGCAAAACTGAAATACCAGGTGAGCCAGGGCGAACTGGCGACGCTTACAGAGTCCCAGAAACAGACCCTGTTGCAGAATGCCGCGCTTATTGATCAGCAGAAAATACGTGAGCAACTGGCAGCATATGAGGTAAACCTTGCCGATGCCAACGCCAGCGCGCGTGCATCAAACCAGGCTGAGCTCACTGGATACGGGCAGGGGAGCCGCATGCGTGAGCGTATGCAGGAAATGTTGCGTATCAGGGAGGAATTTCAGCAGAAGAACGTTGATCTGCAGCGGCAATACCAGTCGGGTGATATTTCCGAAGAGCTTTACCGTCAGGAACTGGATCTGAATAAGCGTTATCTCGCTGAGCGCCTGCGCGATCAGCAAGGTTTCTATGCAGCTTCTGATGCACAGCGTAGCGACTGGACGGCTGGCATGCGTGAAGGATTCGCTAACTGGGCTGACACCGCCTCGGACTATGCCTCTCAGTCTGCTGACCTGGTAAACAATGCCATGACCGGACTGGTGGGGAATATTTCTTATGCTCTGGCCGGTAATAAGGTCGACTGGGAGGACTGGGCCAGTTCTGTGCTTCAGTCTATGCAGAAAATTATCCTCAATGCGATGCTGGTGGATTCTTTGCGCTCAACCAGTAACAGCGGTTTTTTCAGTTCAATCGGCGGTATGTTTGGGGCGGGCGCAGGCGCTGTATCTGGCAGTACTCCGTCCGGCGCTTACAACTCAGCAGCGTCAGGACTTCAACTTAACGCAAAAGGTGGCGCCTATGCTTCTGCAAGCCTCAGCGCATACAGTAACAGCATCGTCAGTTCGCCTACCTATTTTGCATTCGCCAAAGGCGCAGGTTTGATGGGGGAAGCTGGGCCGGAAGCTATTATGCCGTTAACCCGCTCCGCTGACGGATCGTTAGGAGTTCGTGTGGTTGGTTCACAGTCTCCGGCAGCCGGAAATGGCATCACTCAGCACATCACCCAGCATTTCACCATATCCGGTAATGGTGATGCAGCACTGAAACAGGCAATGCTGGAAGCAGCCCGGCTGGGGGCGAACGATGGCGCTAAACAGGCGCGTCAGGATTTGCTTCAGGATTTTTCTAATCGAGGGCAGGCGCGTCGTTTGTTAGGCGTGTGATGGACTGCATCATTAATTTAATTAGCCGAAAGGAGGGAGATAATTATGACTTTAGAACAACGAGTTGAGCCACTTGAATTTACAGTAGGGTTTCCGAAAGAGAATGGAGTAAGAATTTCCTTCGGAGAAAATTTACGCATGTCATCGACACAACGCATTGGCAGTAATGTGTCGGTGAAAATTGGCAAAGAAACCTTAGCTACTATCCAGTACAGCGAAGACTTAACGCCAGAACTTACGCTTGAAGGGTACAATCAGCGGGCGAAAGAGCATGCTGAAAAAATGGTCTCGAAGATTTTTGAAGCGGCCCAAAATCAGGCCGCATTTGATTCAAATGTTAATGCTGCATTAGATAACGCAAAGTGCCTATCAGTAATTCTGTGTAACTGCCACTGTATTAAAGGTGATCGCTCAGGCGGTCACCGAACTCGATAATAAAACGACTCATTGCCAGCCGCCAGTTCTGGATCGGCATACTCCATTTTTTCGACGCATCCTTGATCGCCAGATATATAACCTTCCGCACCGAGTCATCTGTCGGGAACACTTTGCGTTTCTTAATCGCGGCACGGATCACGCTGTTCAGCGATTCGATAGCGTTCGTGGTGTAGATAGCCTTACGGATATCCGGCGGATAGCCGAAGAATGTATTAAGGTTTTCCCAGTGCGCACGCCAGCTTTTGCTGATTTGCGGATATTTATCATCCCATTCGCCCGCGAACGCATCCAGCGCCATCAGCGCCGCCTCTTCGGTCGGGGCCTGATAAACTGCTTTTAGCCCGCTGGTGACGGCTTTGTAGTCCTTCCAGGACACGTATTTCAGGCTGTTACGCACCATATGGATGATGCACAGCTGGATGTGAGTCTGCGGGTAGACGCTGTTTATCGCATCCGGGAAGCCCTTCAGACCGTCCACGCAGGCAATCAGGATGTCCTGAAGACCGCGATTTTTAAGCTCCGTCAGCACACTCAGCCAGAACTTTGCGCCTTCATTTTCGGCCAGCCACATGCCCAGTAACTCTTTCTGGCCTTCGGTGTTAATGCCCAGTGCGAGGAAGACGGCTTTGTTGATTACGCTTCCATTCTGACGGACTTTGACGACAATGCAGTCCATATAAACAATGGGATACAGCGCATCCAGCTGTCGGTTTTGCCACTCCGTGACCTGCTCTTTTACGGCATCGGTGACTTTAGATATCAGCGTGGGCGATACATCCGCGTCGTACATTTCTTTGAACGTGGCGACAATTTCGCGCGTGGTCATACCTTTGGCGTACAGAGACAAAATCTGGCTGTCCATCTGCGTAATACGCGTCTGGTTCTTCTTAATCAACTGAGGTTCAAAGGTATTTTCACGATCACGCGGCGTGTTCAGCTCAATCTCGCCGTCATCGCAAAGCAACGTTTTTGACGAGTAGCCATTGCGGGTATTAGAGCCTTTTTTGGGCGCATTTTTCTCATGCCCGAGATGGTCAGTCAGCTCAGCATTGAGTGCTGTTTCGACGGTAAGCTTCGTCAGCATCCGGGAAAACTGGTTAAGATCAGCTTCGGTTTTAAGGCCCTTAGCCAGCTCAGCAGCCAGTGCTTTGAGTTTATTTTCGTCCATAATTTGCCTGTCTCCGGTGTTGGAGTGAACATATCAAAAACAGGCAATTACACAATTTAAATTACAGTCTCAACGCAAAGCAAAATTTAATTTCCAATACCAGACAATTTCAGAGCTAAAGCTTTAGTTCTGGATATTGTATCAGCGAGTTCAGACGGAGCATTTTTTTCAGCTAACTCCCATCTCTTTTTTGTGTTGCTTTGAAAAGCAGATAGTTGTTCAGGCGTGAGCACACTTATTAGTTCTCTAACGACCGACTCAAGAGCATCAGTTCGGTCAAGGCTTCTTTTTAATACTTCAATATCCATTTTAATCCTTTCTTAGAGGTAATCAGCCATCCCTCCTTTTTTGAGTGCGCCAGTGTCCCACCACTGACGGGCTGAACCACACACTTTAACTAGGGATATTTATTAGTAACATCCTGACAAATGATCAGTATCGCCGTTGCGCGTATTTCTCCAGGAGTATTTATGGCTGCACTTGAATGGCCGGAAGATGTTTGTCCGGCGTCTTTGACGTGGCGACCAGAAAGCAATACCAAAACTTTTCGTTCCCCCTTCAATGGCTCATCGCAGACAGCTCGCTTCCCCGGCACCCGCTGGGTATGTTCCCTGACCTTTAATAACCTGACAGATGAAAAATCCAGGCGCATTGATGCTCTGGTGGCTTCCCTCGATGGCGAGTATGGCAGGGTAAAAGTTCGCGACTGGGGGAGAAGTGGTAGAACACCTGCTGGAGTGCCTGTTATTGATGGCGCTAACCAGACCGGAACCCAGATCCAGAGTAAGGGCTGGACGCCGGGAGCAGTGGTGCTAAGACAGGGCGATTATTTCACTGTTAATGACGAGCTGAAGATGGTTACGGCCGACGTGACGAGCGCAGCGAACGGTACCGCAATGATTGTATTTGCCCCGATGTTGCGTAGTTCGCCGCCTGCTAATGCAGCCATTGAAGTCGCGAAACCCTACGGCATTTTCAAACTGAAGGATAACCAGCAGGGGGCCGGTAACCGAGTGCCGGGTGTTTTTACCAGTTACACGCTGGAGCTTGAGGAGGCATTTTAATGCTGTATTCCCCATTTTCTGATTCGATGGTTGATTGGTTATCCCGCGACAGGGTGACGGTCGCGATCGCCGCCAATATTCAGTTTGAATCCGGTACCGTCTATGTGCATTCCGGTACCGGGACACTGGTTCTTGGTGGTTATGTCTATTACGGCATGGGCCGTATGGGTTCTGTTGATGATGCCAGTGAAACCAGCACGACCAGCCCCACGCCGGTCAAAATGACCCTCTCAGGTCTGGATATGGCCCTCTTTGCCACCATGCTGAATGAGCGATGTGTGGGCAGAAATGCCGAAATCTATCTGGTGGCCATGGATGATAACGGTGTTGTCCAGGTTGCCGATCTCCTGTTTAAAGGGCGGGTATCCAGTACGGGGGCGACCGCTGGCGGTAAGAACGCCCTGCAGTACACCATCAGTAATATTTTTGAAGACTGGCAGCGTCCTTTCCCTGATCGCTATACCGATGAATCGCAGCAGGCCGCTTATCCCGGCGACCGTATATTCCGGTATGTGGCGCAGATGGCTGAACGATCGATTTATTGGGGCAGTAAAAAAGATGCACCAGGATTTACCTATAAGTGAGGAAGCATGAAGCATCCGGACTGGCATAACAGATTAATCACCGTAATAAGGGCCGCTGAGAAGCGGCCATTTTTATGGGGCAGTCATGACTGCTGCCTGTTCGCTGCGGACTGCGTTCAGGCCATGTGCGGCGAAGATTTTGCGGAAGGCTGGCGCGGAACGTATGACAGCGAAATGGGAGCAAAAAAGGCGATTCTTCGCGGTGGCGGCTCACTTGAAAAAGTGTTGGCTCGATATCTCGATGAAGTTCCAGTGAAGCTGGCACAGCGCGGAGATATTGCTGTTGTTGAAAATGCCGGGGCGCGGTGTGCTGGAGTGGTGTATTCCGGCGTTGTATGGGTTCCGGGAGAAAATGGTCTTGTCAGTCTGCGGGTTAAACCGTTGAGTGTCTGGAGGGTACGTTAATGCCTGCTGCTGTTCCTATTGTTGCCACCATTGCCGCAGGTGTGGCGGCGGCAAATGAAATGTATGCCATTGCGATGGTTATCACCGTCGCCGCACAGATTGCCACTCAGGCGCTGACCAAGACCCCGTCGCTGAATTCCTACCGTGATACGTCTGAACGCAAACAGGTTCTGCGCGCTGCGGCCAGTGCCAAAACCGTTGTTTACGGTCGCTCAACGTCGGCGGGCACTTTGTTCTTTTCCGAAGAGCAGGCTGGCGAACAGGATGATGGCGAAATGCTGCATCTGGCCATTGCCCTGGCGGGACACCCGTTATCAGGTGTACAGACTGTCTGGTTGGGTGACGAACCGATCAGTAGCTATCCTGAGCATGCCTTTTTCGAGGTGCACACCAACCGACAGACGGCGGACCCTTACATGCTGGAAAACTGCCCGTCATGGAAAGAAGATATGATCGGGAAAGGGATCACCTGGCTGCGCGTATCCCTGAAATTCAATGCCGAAAAATTCCCGGCAGGTATCCCTAACATCAAGGTAGAAAAGCAGGGGCGGGCTATTTATGACCCGCGTACCGGGTTAACGGGTTACAGCAATAATGCGGCGCTGGTTATCCTGGATTATTATCGCAATTACCTGAAAGTTCCTGACACCGATATTCTCTGGGACCAGTTTAAAGAAGCGGCGAATATCTGTGATGAGGATGTGATTACTGGCGGTAATACTGTTGAGAAGCGCTATACCATCAACGGTGAGTTCGATCTCAGTGAAAACAAAGTCAGTATTCTGGAAGGGATGCTGGCAGCGTGCGCCGGGGATGTAACGTATACAGCTGGCAAACATGGCCTTCTGGTCGGGGCGTATTACGGACCAGCTACCGAAGTGATCACTGAAAGCCAGTTGGCCGGTGATATCGAAATCATGCCGGAAGTCTCTCAGGCGGAACGCGTTAACACCATCAAGGGGACGTTTGTTGATCCGCAACAGGGGTACACCGAAGCGGATTTCCCCTCTGTGTCTGTCGGTGAATGGGTGACGGAAGACGGAGTAGAAATATCGCAGGATATGAAGCTGCGATTTGTGACCTCTGAATTTCAGGCCCAGCGTCTGGCAGACGTGAAGTTAAAGCGCACTCGCATCGCCAGGACGATGAACGTAACGTTAAATCTGAGTGGGTACCGTTATCGCCCTGGAATGTATGTGAAGGTGAATTTCCCGTCTATCGGTATCGTGAATGTTGAGATGCGGGTAACTGACTGGAAGTTCGGCGTTCAGAATGGCGTCCAACTGACACTGAAGCAGGAAACAGCAGATGTCTGGGGCGATGTCATCGGTAAACCGATCGAGCGGCCACCGTTTACTCAGTTGCCATCAGGCGGCGTGGCGCAGCCGCAGAACCTGAAATACACCGTGGAGGAAATTGGTCAGGTCGTACAGGGGATTTTGTCATGGCAGAACATCGGACAGGTGGTCTACAACAAAGTGATCATTCGTCGCAATGGTCAGATGGTCATGTCCGTCCAGGTCCCCGGGACGTTCACGCGTCTTAACGGATTACCAAAAGATACCTATACCGCTCATGTTATTGCTGTTAACCAGATGGGGGCAGAATCGCCGGAAGGTTATCTGGAGTTCAGCATTGAAGCGCCTCCGCCGCCATCGCACGTCGATATTGAGCAGGGGTTCTTTGCAGTCACGATGATCCCCAGACTTGCGGCCATAACCAACGTTTCCACGCAGTTTGATTTCTGGACGTCAGGGGAGGCAAAACTCCCCGATACATCCACTTCAACTGTTGAGGGAAATGCCAGCAGAGAGGGAGTTGGTACCACATGGACCAGCAATCAGTTACAGGCAGGTCACACCTATTACTGGTACATCAGGACGATTAACGCTTTCGGTGCATCAGCATTCGTTGAAGTGCCGGCATTATGCTCGATGGATACCGGTGAATTGATGGACCTTATTGATGACGGCATCCAAAAATCTGATGCATTCCAGAATGTTAAAGATGGGGTCGATACCAACCTCGAAGGAATTATGGAAAATTCGCTGGCGAACCACGGTACTGTTGAGCACCAGTATCAGCAGTACGGTGAGGTACGTGCCGATATCCTGGTCGTGAAAACCACGGTAGCGACTGCTGAGCAGGGACTTGCTGACCTGTCCACATATGTTCAGGCGCAGATTGGCCCTGAAGGTAGCCTTACATCAGCCGTTAACCAGAAGATGACAGCTGAGGTAAATAGTGATGGGACTGCAAAAGCCTCTTACACACTCAATATGGGGATTGTCAGGAACGGTGTGAAATATAACACCGGATTCGGCATGTCTATCGAGCCATCGGGGAATAGCTATAAATCTACCGTTGTATTTGCCGCGGATCAGTTCGGCATTTATTCCGGTAATAACCCCGGCAACTGGCAGGCTGCATTCTTCGTCTATAACGGACAGGTATTTATTCGTAGCGCATTAATTCAGGAAGCATCCATCGATTTTGCGAAAATTACCGATTCACTTCAGTCTGCAAACTTTATCCCCGGTGGTGGTGGACGCGGATGGAATTTACCAAAATCTGGTAGCCCAGAATTCCATGGGAAACTCTATGCCGACAGCGGTGAATTTGCATTTAACGGAGTGAATAACGTTACTCGCATTGACGGCAATGGGATCACAGTAAATCTCTCAGGAGGTGGTCGTGTTGTTGTTGGACGATGGACATAAGGTGAAATATGCCGGAAGGAATACTGATAGATTATAACGATGGCCGTCCTGCGATGGCGATTACAGCGGGGCTCCGTGCCCCGTCATTCTGCACAAGTTTTGCTGGTTACGGTACGCTGGCAAACCAGTTTCAGGTTAATACTCCATTAACGTCAGGCTCCACAGTTTTTGTTTTACCGACACGTCCGGTTGACGTTCAGGAGTTCGCAGACAATCAGACATGGATAGTTTTACCGATATATATGACATCCGTTACAAGAAACGGAGACAACGGTGTGACTGTTAACGGTACAAACAGGGGAAACTACCAGCGAATACCAAACTGGGCAGGAACTGTATTTGAAATTCTCCCTGCTGCTACTTACAACGAAGGACTTCTCGTTTCCAACTCTACTGATTTCACTGCAATTTCGAATCAGGCAAGATTAATGACATGTGCTTATGTTGGCACGGTGACAGTCAACGGCTCGATGGCGCTTCCCGTATCAGGAATACCGTTCGGGAAATGGAATAATAATAATGTGTCTGTAGGATTTGACGGAGCAAATATTATTGTAAGAGACATCAATTACTCAGGACGGGATGATGTTTCCGCATCTGTAACAATGGAACTGGTAATTTTCAATAATACCGCGCCTGTGGCCGGTGATGGCATTACCATGACAAATTCAGCAGGACAGGTAACATTTTCAACAGTGAAGCGGCCATTTGTATATGACCAGCAACTAACGGTAACAGACAATAATCAATACATAGGTGATAAATATTGTCAGATTGTATTCACTGGCGCACAGTCAAGACGTGTGGATGGATATTTTAATATAAGGAAAAAGGGTGTGGTAATATCAGGTGGAAACATCCGGTCAGCGTATAACCAGGTTGTTGGTAATTACAATGACAACAGATTTGATATGACATTTAATCAAAATATCAATATGCCCATTCTTATTCTTCCAAACATGTACTGAGGAAAACCTATGTCAGCAGGAACCTTAACTCTGACGAATAACTCTGCACAGGTATCAGGGGCAGGGACTTCATTCACTACCGAGCTGACGGCTGGCGATTTTATTGTTGTCACTGTCGGCGGCGTTCCCTATACACTCCCGGTTAAATCAGTGGAAAGCGGTACAGCGTTGACGCTGGTCAGTAATTTCACCGGGCCAACACAATCTGGTGCGGCCTGGTCAGCTGTTCCTCGTGTGGCGCTGAACATGGTTACTGCCGCGCTGGTGGCTCAGAGCGCAGAAGCGCTTCGAGGACTGAACTACGACAAGCAAAACTGGCAGCAGTTTTTCACCGCTGACGGTGATGTAACTATCACACTGCCTGACACCAGTCAGACTACAGGTCCATCTGCGAAAAAGTTAATCAGTAGTGTGGCCAATAAAGCAGATAAGGTTAATGGCGTTGTTCCGAAAGAGCAGGGCGGTACCGGACTTTCTCAACCATTTGGCGATAAAGCGGGACAATTTTGCCAGGGCAATGACCAGCGCCTGAACACCATAAATGGTAAATCCGGCGGTATGATAACAACAGGTATTTCATTCCCTTTATCATCAGATGGTATTTTTTCAGAACCTATCATCCTCTCGGCGATTGACAACGCTGAGGGCAGCAAGACTCAGGCATCTCTTGCGACGTTTACTGACGGGACTCAGCGAGTTGTGATAAATAACAGGTCAGTAGGGAACCGGCCCGTAACCTTATATAATACCGGTGGAGTGATCTGCCAGGCTGGTATCTATGCGGCAGGACCTTCGCTGACGAGTTACTTCCTAAACTACGAGAGTGGCCCTGTGGGATTATGGATTGATAATACAAGGCTGGGGGCACTTCAGCTAACAAGTACATCCGACAGATATCTTAAAAAAGAAATAAAATATCTCTCGGATAAAAACGTGATGGGAGAGTTATCCGCAGCCGCCGCAGCGCTGAGTGAAGTTCTGGAATGGAAGCCCGCGACGTTCAGGTTTAAGAAGCGAGGCATCATTCCGGAGAGCGAAACGAAGCTTGGATTTATAGCAAATGATCTGGTGGTGACGTCCCCGGAGTGTGTGAAGGGAAAAGGTCTGGAAGATGGATATGATGAGAATGATACTGCCGACGCATATTCACTGGATGAGATAGCTATGATAGCTAAACTGACATTGTCTATTCAGGAATTGCAAAAACAGATTTCCGAACTTCAGGCAATTGGTGCTGGAAGCTGAATAATGCGCTGCCATCGTATGTAAGAACGTGCTTTGGTAGGCTGCCTGCAGTTTAGTCAGTACTGACTGTAACATCCGGTGGGGGTTTTGAATCACTGGCAGCCATCGCAGATGTCGAAAAGGCTGCAGCCGACAATGCAAAGGCTAGGACTAAAAATATGTTCTTAACGTGTCTCATAATATCACCTTTAAGTAGTGACTCACTATCCTTATTGTTACCGCATCCTTTATTACAGATATTAAAGGTTATTCATTACCACCTGGTTGAGTAAATAAAAACCATTCATAAAATATTTACTTTAAATAAAAATGATAAGCAATATTATATTTTCTATGGAAATTAATTCATATTAGAGTGAATTCATGTGCTCTTCAAACCCTGACTGACTCACTCCACCGGGAGCGCAGGCCGGGTGCCTGATTGGGGAAGAAGTACCACGACAGCAGGTAGCGATTATTTATTATGTGGGGCTGTCGACGCTGTACAGAAAGTTCCCAGCCTCTAAACTGGCTTAAATATGCGCATATGGCAATACCACCAGAAAATTTACAAAACCCATAATTTGAATTGAGAGAGAAACTTACAAACGAAGAGATGAATAATTAAACAGCCGTAGCGACTCCTGTATCTTGCGCGCATGTTCAAATGAAACTACTGTATATAAAAACAGTATTTGAGGTATGGATTATGGAATTTTTCAGACCTACAGAGTTGCGCGAAATTATTTCTCTGCCATTTTTCAGCTACTTAGTACCGTGTGGCTTCCCAAGTCCCGCGGCAGACTACATTGAGCAGCGTATCGATCTTAATGAGTTGCTCGTTTCTCATCCCAGCTCAACGTATTTTGTCAAAGCAACGGGTGATTCAATGATTGATGCAGGCATCAACGACGGTGATCTACTGGTGGTGGATAGCTCACGAACTGCTGAACACGGCGATATTGTTATTGCAGCCGTGGATGGGGAGTTTACTGTTAAACGCCTGCAGCTGCGACCTACAGTTCAGCTCAATCCGATGAACAGCGCTTATTCGCCGATCATCGTCGGCAGCGAAGACACGCTGGACGTATTCGGCGTCGTTACTTTCATCGTTAAAGCAGCGAGCTGAGTATGTTCGCACTTTGCGATGTTAATTCGTTTTACGCCAGTTGCGAAACTGTATTCAGACCAGATTTGAGGGGGCGTCCGGTTGTCGTACTGTCGAACAATGATGGTTGTGTGATTGCGCGCAGCACCGAGGCGAAGCAACTCGGTATCGCAATGGGTGAGCCATACTTCAAACAGAAAGAACGCTTCCAGCAATTTGGTGTTGTTTGCTTCAGCAGTAATTATGAGCTTTACGCTGATATGTCGAACCGGGTAATGACCACACTCGAGGAGATGTCGCCGCGGGTAGAAATTTACAGCATTGATGAGGCTTTTTGTGATCTGACGGGGATACGAAGCTGCCGGGATCTGACAGATTTCGGGCGCGAGATAAGAGCGACGGTCCTGAAGCGCACGCACCTGACTGTCGGCGTAGGCATTGCCCAGACGAAAACCCTTGCCAAGCTGGCTAACCATGCTGCGAAAAAGTGGCAGCGCCAGACCGGCGGGGTGGTTGACTTGTCGAACATTGACCGCCAGCGTCGGCTGCTGGCACTGATACCCGTAGAGGATGTGTGGGGTGTCGGTAGGCGTATCAGCAAGAAGCTCAATGCCATGGGAATCAAAACGGCTCTGGATCTCTCAGAGCAAAGCACCTGGATTATCCGCAAGCACTTTAATGTGGTACTGGAACGAACGGTCCGGGAGCTGCGTGGCGAACCATGTCTGGATCTGGAGGAGTTTGCGCCGGCAAAGCAGGAAATCGTCTGCAGCCGGTCATTCGGAGAACGCGTTACCGAATACGAACAGATGCGCCAGGCTATCTGCAGTTATGCTGCCCGTGGTGCTGAAAAACTACGTGGTGAGCACCAGTATTGCCGTTTTATCTCGGCGTTCGTCAAGACGTCACCGTTCGCGCTTAACGAGCCGTATTACGGCAATTGCGCGTCAGTGAAGCTTCTCACACCCACTCATGATTCCCGCGACATCATCAACGCTGTTGTTAAGTGCCTGGACAAAATCTGGCAGGATGGGCACCGCTACCAAAAGGCTGGCATTATGCTCGGGGATTTCTTTAGCCAGGGTGTCGCACAGCTTAACCTGTTTGATGACAATGCCCCACGTGCTGGCAGCGAGAAGCTGATGGAGGTGCTGGATCAACTCAACGCCAAAGGCGGGAGGGGGACGCTGTATTTTGCAGGACAGGGCATCCAGCAGCAATGGGCGATGAAACGTGAGATGCTTTCGCCGCGGTACACAACAAGGTTTTCCGATCTGCTGCGCGTTAAGTGACAGGCTCGATTATCTCTGGTCCCTGATTTTTCACATTGCCAACAGCTCGAGTCACGGCGTGCCAGATAAATTTATCTGCCTGCACTGCCCCGTCTGCTGCTATCTCTCCGGCTTCCTTTCCGCCAATATCCTGCCGCATCCATTCCCGCGCTGCTTCAGGTGACAGAACGAGAGGGCGGCGGTCGTGAATGTCTACCAGACCTTTATCGGCTGCAGCGGTGACAATCAGGAATCCTTCGGCATCATCACCGCGTTCGAACGGTATGCTGCCGATCGCCGCCATGAATATTGGCTGGCCGTCAACCCGGTGGATGAAGTATGGCTGTTTCTTGTCGCCTTCCTTCTTCCACTCAAACCAACCATCAGCAAACACGATAGCTCGGCCATGTTGCCATAGCGGTTTAAACATTCTGCTGGTGGCCGCAGTCTCAACCCGTGCATTAATCAGCGGTGGTTTATCCCACCATCCGGGCGCAAATCCCCAGAATACCGGATCCAGATGCAGTTGCTCGTCGCGTTCACTGAGCAGCAGAACTTTGGTACCGGGCGCCACGTTGTACCGGCCTATAGGTTCAGGGTCATAAGCGATATCGCGCTCGGCTTCATCGGCCAGATATGCCAGGTATTCTTCGCGGGTCTGTGCTTGTGCAAAGCGTCCACACATATGAAACCTCCAGTCGGTCAGACTGAAAGTATAGAAGAGGATATGCGAGTGGCTGTTCCGGTGTTTCTCCGAGCGACCTCAACCAATGTAGAAGCTTCACTATTGGGGGGTGCCATTAGTAGCATCATGTTGAATGTACTGGCGTGAAAAAATTGGAATCTTGAAGAAAACTCTTCCCCAAAACTAAAATCAACGTTTTGATAATCAATGAGTTGTAAAAGGCAGTTACTGGATTTTTTTGATAGTAGGAAGAATGATAATTTCAACTTTATCAAAAGGTTGGTATGTTTTTGGCAATGTAATGCTGCGTCACATGCAGTGGTTCGAAGCGGCGGATCTGATCGTTAAAGGTATGGAAGGCGCGATTGCCGCGAAGACCGTGACCTATGACTTTGAACGTCTGATGGACGGCGCTAAACTGCTGAAATGTAGTGAGTTTGGTGACGCGATTATCGCGAATATGTAATATCGATAATTGTTAAAAACAAAAACGGGGACTTAACGTCCCCGTTTTTATTAGTATTCGAACGGTTATCAAAATAATTTATCAAAACTCCCTCAATTCAGACCGCAATAGTAGTCCATTCTTTACCCCGATCGTCGTGGTAACCTGAGCCCCCCTGAAAGTTGATAGTTACCTATTATGATTGTAGTGCTTTTCTTTATGATGTGTGGTTTGGCTATTTTTTGAAAGTGCCTTATCAGATTTGTTGTTATTATCAGGATAATATTTCAATAAAAGGTGATAATCTATAGACTGCAATAGTGGGTAGATTAAGTATTTTATGAAATTATTAGTATGCTTTATTTGCACTTCTACAAGGCGGCTAAGAAGTGTTGAAATATCAGCCTGATAAAGAATACGTCAGCGAAAGTGAATACTATTAGTCGTAAAAATTCAGGAGACATATGCTCAAACCTATCTGCTATAGTGGAAGTGTAAAGGTTCCGGAATATCTGGAAACAGATAAGGAAAAAAATGTCGGACGTACTCCTCTGTCTTCAGATATTCAGCAAGTTAAAAATGTTGTTGAAGATGTTCCGGCATTTCCAGAAAGCAGAACGGCGAGAGGTTCTGTAAGCGCAGCGTACAGGCTTTCTTGTGACGAAGTGCTTTGCTGTTTCAGCAATGAAGAGCGTAAAAAGGCGCTTGGTCGCCTTTTTGGAAAACAAGTACTTGCACATATTCATTCCAGGTGTCAGCGCGACGCTGACATAATAAGAGAAAAAGCGCTCAGGCGGATAAGCCGTGAGTGTGGTGCCGAAATAGATTGCACTCTTTTGCTAAATAAGATGGTGGATATTTTACAAAATGCCCGGCTGACAATAAATTTTAATGCAGCCAAAATTGACTTTGTCTCTCTCTTAAAAAATAAAGAATATCTGAACTCTTATGCATTAGGCTGCAGACCAGGAGATTTACCTGCTTATAATGTCGGACGTGATTCAGTTGAAACTAAAGCATTTGAACTGGAGAAGCTTGCAGATTCACCTTATTCCCCATATGGTCAGACAGGCGGTTTTTCCGTAGCATATACTCCCAACAGTAGAACTTTTAGCCCTACAAGCAGACCAATTTATGCTGCACTGGACTTTCTGAACGGTGAAAATGGAGGTGCCAGCGCCTATGGGAAATCATTTTTTGAATTAAATGATAATGTAAAAACAAATTGTACATTCTCACCTTTTGATATCTACGGCCACAGATTTGGTCTGGATACTAGTAAATTATCTACATTTTGGCATATGGAGAACCTGATTGCATCCTGTCAAAATGATTTTTTTGGTTATAATTGCTTTAAGAGTTTGGTTAAAATGGCTAAGGGCGAAAAATTTTTACCTCATTCTAATTATGGTAAAGGCTATGAAGGGAATTATATAGAGGCTCATGTTCATGGTGATGTATGCTTATTTAGAGATATAAAACACGTTTATTTGTCTTTGCAAGAAAATTCTTACTCGAAAAGTCAACTATATGATTATGCAAAACAAATAAACCAGGAGCTTAATAGAGACTGCATAATATTATATTGACAAGCTTATTATCAGGCTCTTTAAAAGAGCTTTAAATTATCATGAGCGCATACTTCTTGAGGTAGGCAGTAGCTGCTTTTATATTAATTATCTTAGGTACGCTCTGGCAGATACCTGGGTGGCGCTTCAGTATGGCCTGAAAAATAGAGGAATATGGACCAGCAGAAGCGCTTGCTGGCTACTTTTCACTTAAATCGCTGGACTTCACCGGCGCTACAGATGAAGCTACCTTCACAGTCATCAGGTGTCCTGCATTATCACAGGAGTGATTTACTGGCTATCGATATTCCTGCTCATCAGGTTTTTACGCCATCTACGCACATTTATTCCGCTATAAGTTGAAATACTGCAAAAAATATTAAGGCTTATTGTTTTTTTAAGTAGATTTTCGTTCAACAAACTTAATTGTTTATTCAATGATGATGAAGCGTGAGTTATGCTGAAAATGAGGGAAGTTAACAGCAAGGATAATCTTAATATTCACGGGTGATATTATGAGACATCGTATATTTTTCCCATTGCTTCTGGTGTTGTCGGCTACAGCCTTTTCGGCATCGGCGATGGCTGCCAGTGATTCACCCCCCCCCCACCAGATAATACAAAACACGCCTCCCGTGGCTGGCCGTCAGGCTCCGAAGCAATTATTCGCCCAGGCTGGTGTGACCACTGGCCAGAAGGTGGGCTGAAGCCACCGGGGTGGTGTCAGGTTTGTGGTTGTTAGTTTTTTACAGAAAACTATATCAACCATATCAGGACGTTACTTTTTGTTCGTAAATAGGTATTTTACGTATTGATGATAAGTTTAGAACCTATCCCAGTAGGCGTAATCGTTAAAGCCAGTTTGGCGAATAAAAGAGTCTAATGGGATAGGCTCTTAATGAACAAGAAAACCAAACGTACTTTCACCCCTGAGTTCAGGCTGGAATGCGCACAGCTGATTGTTGATAAGGGCTACTCATACCGACAGGCCAGTGAAGCGATGAATGTCGGTCCACATACTGGTCTGAGGTATCAACAACTACATGTTCTGAGTGGTGGCGTTTGCGTTATATCGTCACAGACAGCGCCTCAGAGCGCTGTTTTCGATCGGACATGTCGCTTTCGCAGGAGGGGACATTATTCGGCGACCAGCCACATATCAGCCTCTTCAAACATCTCTTCCAGCATACGGTGCAGCCGTTCTTTCTCGGTTTTTGTACAGTCACTGTTTAATGCGTTCGCCTGCATTGGCTTAACTTTCACTTGCGCATCGGGAAAAAGTTGATGTACGCGTTTTGTGAGTTCATTGAGGATGATTTCGCGTGCGCCTGGCAAACCTTCAACATTTCGCTTGTCATAAACGAGTTCGACGAACATCGCCATTTCCTTTTTACTGGTTGGATGACCAGTATTTAAGCTGGGTATATAACCGGTGTCAAGGTTTAGCCGCCGTTTTGTCATCCTGACGTTGCGGACGTAAAGTAAATTGACCGCACGTGGAAGTGAAGGTCGCTAACCTGTTGTCATGTCATGAGGTTAGCGGCTCTCTCTTCACAGCGGTGTCCTGCTACCTGATGGTAAATTCCAGGGCGCGACTAAAATCGCAATCGGCCAACACAACAGGGTCGTCTTTTCTGACAATAATGCTATTTGTGCCCAGGCATTTTCGGCTCTGTTTCCCCTTAATTTTGTTATCATCAGTGAGCCAGCGCTGGTTATCATTACCCGTGCATGAATAAAGAATGATTGGCGTGCCTTCTTTCGTACCTTGTCCTGCGGCATCCAGACATTTCTCACCCTGCATGATTCTGTCTCGGTGAAATGAGAAAAGCTGAGATTGCACATGCTTACACTCCCGCAGCGTCAAAGGATTCTGTTGATCTGAACCTGTATCAAGGCACAGACCATCAGTTGTCCGAATTTGTTCCGCGTCATTTATGTAATAACCACCGGAATTAATTTGGTTTTGCGTAATGACCGGGAACGACAAATTAATACTATAAGGTGCGGGTAAGCCGTTCGTCGTACATCCACATAAAATAGAGGAGAGGCAGAGAACCAGTGTGGTTTTTCTTGAAAGCAAAGTCATTCAATTATTACCATAAAAATAAATAGCGTTACAACTATATTGGCGATTTATACCCACTGAATATGAAGTAGCATTGAGCGGCAATATAGATAATTCCGATAGAATCACATAAATACCTCGGTTAAATGCGCGCAGCCAGCCACTCCTGTGACGATGGGTATATAGCGTTAAATACTTTTGCAATATTAGATGCTATCACAGTGAAAAACGGCTGTACATTTCTTCACGTTAAACAAAGTGAGAAGGGGGGGCACCCGATATATGATAAAAGAGGTCACAGGAGTCATTAGCAAAATAAATCTTTTAGATTTTCGCCACTGAAAACATTCTGCAGCCTTTCAGGCAAAGCCTCATAGCAGACTGCGGAGGTATACGTACTCGCTAAATTTTTCTGAAAAAATGCCGAGTGACGAATTATGAAAGATAAACGTTGGCGGCGGTAGGTCCGCGGAGGCCATTAATACGACAAAACTCAACGCGTATACCGGGGATAAGCGCTTCTGTTTCGTGTTGGCGACATGCTGAAATGTGGACCTGAACATCTTTGCGTCCATCGGAGGGGGTGATGAGACCTTTACCGCTCTTACAATCAAAGGTTTTGACAATTCCTGTCATTTTACGAGACAAACAAATTCCTTAATGGGGATAACGAGGCGCACTATACACGTCAGGAAAAATAATGCCAGCTATATTTGATGGCGATCAAGATTTCCGGATGGCTAAAAGTAGTCGCTCGGCACCATTGTAGATAAAGAACATTATGTTCTGGAGAAAGTATTCCCTTTCCTGGCGTCATTGACTGGTGCGGACATCATGGGTTTTGCCGTCGGGCAGGACGGTGAGCTAATCTGCCTGGCTTGCTTTTTATCGGTATTTGTAGGTGGTTGCGGGGTTTTACTACCAAAATCGTAGATAAAAATTTCCCATGATGCCTGTTGTAAACCAGGACAATGGCCTGAACTGGCCAAAACATGGAATGAAAAAATAAGTAATGACAAAAGCATAAAAGCATGATGTTTCATAGCACCTCCTGTTATATGTAATGACTTGTGAAGTTCATCTCCTGAATTATGGAACGTCATTGGCATTTTTTATTCAACGAAGAGTTAACCACTCTTAATAATAATGGGTTTTATAGCGAAATAGACTTTTTTATCGAGTGTTCAATATTTGCGTCCGTTATTATTTCTCTGGAATGTAAATTCTCTCTCAACACAGGTGATATTTATGTTGGAATTGTGGTGTTGATTCTATTCTTATAACAAGAAATGTTGTAACTGAAAGACATTTAAAAGATTAAATTGGAGCGAGAATAAAGCGTGCTAAGCATCATCGTGAATATGATATAGCGCCTGAGATGGCATATAACGGTATTGCGGCTGGAACGTCATGTGAGGACTGTGAAGCACAATGCGATATGTTCTGGTTATATGGCGAGTTTGCTTAATGACATGTTTTTAGCCGATCGGCGTCAGGTTTCTTAATGTGGTTTTGAGATTTTTCTTTAAATATCAAGATGTTGTATGGCAAGTTTGTTCTTCTATAGTGGCTAAACACTTTTTGGTTTCTGTTAAATATATATGCGTGAGAAAAATTAGCATTCAAATCTATAAAAGTTAGATGACATTGTAGAACCGGTTACCTTAATGAGCGATAGAGCGCTTTGGTAGTAAAAATATCTTTCAGGAAGTAAACGCATCAGGAGCGATAGCGGTGAATTATTCGTGGTTTTGTCAATTCGGCATAGTGGCGATAACTGAATGCCGGATCGGTACCGCAGGTGTTTAAATACACCGTAAATAATAAGTAGTATTAAGGAGTTGTTATGAAAAATATTATTTTATCCACTTTAGTTATTACTACAGGCGTTTTGGTTGTAAATGTTGCACAGGCCGATACTAACGCCTTTTCCGTGGGGTATGCACAAAGTAAAGTTCAAGATTTCAAAAATATCCGAGGGGTAAATGTGAAATACCGTTATGAGGATGACTCTCCGGTAAGTTTTATTTCCTCGCTAAGTTACTTATATGGAGACAGCCAGGATTCCGGATCTATTGAGCCTGAAGGTATTCATTACCATGACAAGTTTGAGGTGAAGTATGGCTCTTTTATGGTTGGGCCAGCCTATCGATTGTCTGACAATTTTTCGTTATACGCGCTGGCAGGTGTCGGCACGGTAAAGGCGACGTTTAAAGAACATTCCACTCAGGATGGCGATTCTTTTTCTAACAAAATTTCCTCAAGGAAAACGGGATTTGCCTGGGGCGCGGGTGTGCAGATGAATCCGCTGGAGAATATCGTCGTCGATGTTGGGTATGAAGGAAGCAACATCTCCTCTACAAAAATAAACGGCTTCGACGTCGGGGTTGGATACCGTTTCTAA